AAAGCCGTTGGCTGGTCACTTCGTCTCGGAGATCCAAGCGCCAGGCTCGTCGTTACGGCGAGCAGACGCTTTGTGGCTCCCGTTCAATTCGGCATCGCGCGGCACGATCATCGGCTACGAAACGAAGGTGACTCGGCAGGATGTCCTCGCTGAGCTGCGCGACACGACGAAGGCGGATGCGTGGGAGCAGTATTGTTCCCGGTTCTGGTTGGTCATCCCAGATGAGAAGCTGATTGACGGACTCGATGTGCCGGATCGTTGGGGAGTGTGTGTTCCCCCGGTGGCGAAGAATCGGCGCACGTTTCGCGTTGTGCGTCCGGCTCCTAAGCTCTCTCCGATCAACTCGACTGCCGGCATTGGTGCTGTGTTCGCGAAGTATGCCTATGAGACGGAGAGTAAGCTCTTCCAGCTCACTCGACTACAGGATCAGGTCGATCGGAACTTCACGGAGCGCAGAGAGCTTCAGCGGGAACTAAGAGAGATCCAGTTGACGACCGGGCAAGCGAAGCCAGAGACGCGCACGGAAGAGCTAGTGAAGGACGTTGTGGCGGAGATCGAGCGTCTTTCCGACTATCATGCCGGCGAGAAAGATCTGGCCGGCGCTGGCTGGAGCGTGAAAGCTGAAGATGTCGCTCTTTTGGTTCTCAGTCTCCAAGCGCGCAACGACGGCGCGCAGCATATTCTCCGCGAAATTAGCTCGCTGTCCAGCCGCGCGAGGCTGCTGCACGAGAACCTCGAGCGCTCGGTTGAAAGAATCCAGCGCGTACATCTTCCCCCTGTACTACCGGAGTGATACAATCAGGTATTACTCCATAATCAATCTAGGAACGGAGCAACAATGACAGAGACAAGTGCGCCCTATCGGGTGCTGAATGACGGCAAGGATCGCAAGAAGATGTTGGCCTCTCGTAGCGCTGGTATCGGCGCGAGTGAGATCTCGGCAGTGCTGAACTTCAGTAAGTTCCAGTCGCCGTACGACATCTGGGAGAAGAAGACCGGGCGTGCGCCGGCGTTGGAACAGACTCAGGCGATGGAGTTCGGTACGGCTCTCGAGCGCGTGATCGCGGATCGCTTCAGTGTCCGCCACGGTCATAACCCGTCGAAGAATCCGGAGCACCGGCCGATTGGCAAGTTGCGTCCCTCGCCGGGTGTGCTGCAGTCGATCAAGTATCCGTTCCTGTTGGCGACTCCAGACCGTGTGCTCGAGCTGTTCGACCGCGATCACCTTGCACCGTTGGAGATCAAGACTGCCGGCGCGTGGGTGAAGTCAGATTGGGATGAGGGTGTCCCCCTGTACTACCAGCCACAGAATCAGCAGCAGCAACTCGTGATGCACGGCTTGGACGGCGCAGAGATCGGCTACATTGCTCCCCTGCTCGGCGGCAACGATATGCCGGATCCCTTCGAGCTGGAGTTCGACCGCCAGTTCGCGGAAGAGTACCTCATCGAGAAGGTCGGTGAGTGGTATCAGCGGCACATCGTTGAAGACACTCCACCCCCGCTCACGCTGAAAGACGACGTGAACCGGATCTATCCGGCGATGCGTGGCAAGCCGTTCGTGGCGACCCCGCGCCTGTTGGAGTTGGTTGCTGAGCGTAACGATCTCCAGCCGAAGATGTCGGCCGACAAGAAGCGCGACGATGAGATCAAGGCTGAGATCAAGCTGGCGATGCTCGAGACGACGGTGCTCACGACGAAGCTCGACGATGAGGGCAAGCCGACAGACGTACTGCTCACTTGGGATCTCCCGAAGACGCTCCCGAAGACGGTGATGGAGCTGGACGTCGAGGCGCTCAAAGCTTCTCAGCCGTTGATCTTCGAGAAGTTCGCGAAGTCGGTAGTCAAGCCACAATCCCGCACGATGACATTCAAGAAGTAGGAGGGAACGAGATGACTTCACAGTTAGTCGCGAGAGCGGCAGGATCGGTTTCAACGGAACGTCGCACGGTACGCGATGCGATCAACATGCACAGCGAAGAGTTCAAGCGTGCGCTCGGTGATTCGATGGATGTTGAGCACTTCATTCGCGGAGTGTTCACGACGATCACGGCGAACCCGGAGCTCCAGAACGTGACGGAAGAATCGCTCATGGCCGGCGTGCTTTGGGCAGCTCAGCTCCGGCTCGAGATCGGTAACGGCATGAACCAGTTCCATCTCACTCCCCGGAAGGTGAGTATGCCGAACGGTAACGGCGGCTACGAGAAGGTTCAGGTGTGCGTGCCGATGATCGGTTATCAGGGTTACATCGACCTGTCTTACCGGCACTCGAAAGTGTTGGACTTCCAGAGTGTCCGTATCCGCGAGGGTGATGAGTTCGACTACTCCTACACCACGGAACGCGGCAAGTCGCTCACATGGAAGCCACAGCTCCCTATCGACATCGAGAAGCGTTACGTCGGCGGCATTATCCGGTCGAAGCTTGCTGGTGGCGGTGTGACGGAGACGTACATGCACATTAGCGAGATTCAGGCCCGGCGCCCGGACTACACAAAGGAGCAGCCAGGCCGAGGCGGGAAGGCAGCGTACACGCCTAAGACTCCGTGGAGTTTGAGCCAGTCGAGCTTTGAGAGCATGTGTGACAAGACGATTATTCGGGAGCACCAGAAGTTGATGCCGAAGTCGATCGAGATGCAGCGAGTTTTGGCGCTCGACGGCCGCGTGTTGAAGACGAGCGAAGACAACGAGATCGAGGCAGTTTTGCCGTTCGATAAAGAGTTCCCCGGTGACGAGAAAGTCGCGCAGCCGGACGATGAGAAGGAGAGTGAAGAGAAGTGACTCACATCGTTATTGATCTACAGGGCACCACGAACGGTAAGCCGACAGAGTTCATCTGTGTCGTGCCGGAAGATAACCCGTATGACGACGGGTATCTGTTGAACCCAGCTCAAGCAGGGGCCGTGCTCAGCGCGTGGGTGGCGATGGATCACGATTCGGACGTTCTGCGCGGCTATCGGGATCATGACGAGAGCGGCTTCACGACGGCGCTGGTCATGGAGGGCGATCTGATTATGGCGGAGTGGCCGTCGACGACTGATCACCACAATTTCGAGACAGGCAATCAGTCGATGGATCTCGGTGAGCCGGCCTATTCGACCTCGCACTGGCCGTTCGATTTCGACGTTGAGGAAGCGATGGAGTCGAGCGCGGTGATTAACAGGGCACTGCTGCTCACGAAGCAGTTGGAGTCGGAGTTGAGTACTCCTAACGCCGAGATCGGCGGCGCTTACCAGCAGGTGCTCCGCAAGTCGGTTGTCGGTATCCGCGAGGCGCTGGAGGTTCCGTATAATGATTGATCCGCAGTCGATGGGCGACTATAACGCGCACGTTCTCGAGTGGCGTGAGGACACGTCCGCATACCGGACGGCGCTCTCGTCTGCTGCAGTCGCGGACGCGAAGCACAAAGCGTCGTGGTCGAAGGAGCTGATTCGGGCGAAGCAAGCCGACAGCAAGCTCGGCGCCGATTTCGCGAAAGCCATTGCAGACTCGAATCCAGATGTTGAACTGCTCGCGACCGACAGGATGGTGAAGAACGCTGTGGTGGAAGGGCTGAAGAAGAAGCTCGAGTGGGATCGCGCCTATGCGGACAATCTGCGCACGAACGTCGTGAACGAACGTGAAGAGAACCGCATGGCGAGTGAGGCCAGTGGATCTCAGCCGCGCTGGTCGCCTCCCGGTGGCCGCGCGTCTGACTACCGCGACCGACAGCCGGAAGACTCCACTCCCCCAGACGCACAGTTGGGCGCTGAGCCAGCGTCACCGGCTCCGCCTCCCGTAACACCTGCTCACGATCCTGACCCGTCTGGAGGGCTCTCAGGGCTCCCGTATGTGACGCGAGAAGAAAACGCTCATGGCGCGGCTAACCTTGCACGAGATCTAGGCGCGAGTGATGAAGAGATCGCGAAGATGCACGCGCTCGGCTTGAGTGGCAATTATCCGAATGCCGGCGAACTCCGCAAGATGGTCGAGGCTTATTTCGATCCAGAGCCGGAGTCAGAAGATGAGCCAGAAGAGTCGGCTCCCGTAATCGAAGGAAGAGTGTACTAATGGTGAAGCCGAAGAGAACCGGGCTCGAGAAGTACGCTCCGCAGAAGGTGTTGGCGACATCGGAGCAAGTCATCGCGGCCGTGATTCAGGACATCGACGAGAACACGCCGGGAGACGGCACTCATCCCACAGCGACGGGCAATCGGTGGCGGATCGCGACGATCCTCCAGCTCCCCGATAACGTGACGTATATGCTGCTGTGTCGCGACACCAATGCAGGGCTGCTGCTGGGAGATCTCGACGGCGGGGCTGGCGACTTCATGCCGACAGATCTCGCTCGAGCTGCCAACGATTCCCGCGAGAACCGGGAGCGCCTCGCTAATGGCTGACGGTAGTTTCTCGCTGATGGTGCGGTCGCAGATCATTGTGCGCGATAGAGGGTACTGCCAGCGTTGCGGCCTCATCTTGTTCCAGTTCGACACCGCCAGAGATCGAGTGCTGCTGGAGAACGTAGTTTCTGACTACTCCCTCCAGCACCGCATCCCGCGCGGCATGGGCGGCACTAAAGGCGCCAGAGCGCTCATGCTGGGGAATCCAGTGAACGGCGTTCTGCTGTGCGGTTCCGGCACTACTGGCTGCCACGGTCATATTGAGTCGCACCGTGAAGAAGCTAGAGATAACGGTTACTCGCTGAGTTTGAACGCACCGCTGGCTATGCTGTTATCTACCCCAGTGACGGGTTTTGACGGGCGACAGTGGTTGCTCACCGAAGATGGATCCCGCGAGTTAGTCGCGGCCTGAGACTCTCGCACCGCGCGAGCGATTGAACGAAAGAGGTAAGAGAATGAAGATGAAGGCATCACTCCCGAAGGAAGAAGCGAACGGGCTGACTGCGATCGAGAAGGAAGCTCGGCGCAATCCAAGCGGCAAGCATCTCGTGATTGCCGTCGTCGACGCGGCCGAGGTCAAGCGTTACCCGAACGAAGAGGTCACGTTCGAGATCTTGCGGCTTGAGGCAGTGCCGGAGAACCAACAGGTGATGATCGCGGAGCTACTGGAGACGACTTTCGAGCAGCGCACCGGGCAGACACGGTTGGATCTCGGTATCGACGACGACCTCGATATGCGCGCCCAGTTCGCACGTAAGAGCAAGACGAAGCGCACGCGCAAGGAGCCTGACATCTACCAGCAGCCGGGCATCGAAGCGAAGGCGAAGAAGGAAGACATCGTGGACGCGGAAGTTGTCGATGAAGCTCCCGGCGAGATCGAAGCGTCGAACAGCGTTGAGTGGAAGGACGAGCTGGAGCCAGGCTCGACACCCGAGAAGGAAGAACCCGCTTCGGAAGATGCTTGATAGCAACATTATGGGCTTGGATTTAGGGCTCGGATGCACAGGGATTGCGTCGGCTTGTTCCGGCGTGATTCGCACTCGAGCCCTAAAGACGACCAAGAAAGGGCATGAGCGGACGGCGTATCTGCTCGACTCGATTCAGCTTGCGGCACAGGGTCACGATCTCGTTGGCATCGAAGGATTGGCGTATGCGGCGAAGGGTCGCTCGATCCTCGACATTGCTGGGTTTCACTTTCAGGTGCGGCAGCGGCTCTGGGAGAACTACATCCCCTACGTCGTGATTGCGCCGGCGATCCGGATGAAGTACGTGACTGGCAAGGGCGGTGGCCCGGAAGCGAAGAAAGATCTCGTGTGGGCGGCGGCTCTCCGGCGTTGGCCTGAGACGGTGATGAACACGCACGATGAGGCTGACGCGGTGATCCTCGCGGCGATTGCGGCGCGCGTGTACCGGGATCCATTCGACGGGATGATTGACATCGACCACTTCTCCCCGGTGAACTCGATGACGATCGTGCGGCGAACTCAGTAAGAAAATATAGCCCTATATCTTGCGGCCAGAAACTCTCTCGTGTTACTGTAGTAATACGACCTAAACAACACGGTTTAGTCGGATGAGAGGAACGGCTCATGAGGGCACTAATCGCAGAGGCAAGCACGAAGTCTCAGACGGTGCTAGACGTGGAAGCGAAAGTTGCTTCGACGGTTCAAGCAATCATCGAAGGGCTTGCCCCGGTAGATTTCGCTCAGCAAGTCGCTGAGATGGATTCAGACGGTCAGCTCAATGAGCTGTACCAGTTGGCGGCGAATGTCGGCCAGACCAAGAGCTACGTTCGCGACTCGATCGTATTGGGGCGCCGCTCATGAGCAACGAAGTGAAGTCAGCGATCATCTACCGCGACGGTGAAGAGATCGGTCGAGTCGGGGAGAACCCGCTCGACCGCGAAGGCCAGCCGATCTCGGTTGAGGGCGCGGTTCTTGCGCTGTTCCACCGTTACGTCGGTTACTCGATGGATCACGCGATCAAGCACGAGGGTTACAGCGTTGTTTACGAAGAGCGCTCGCAGAACTTGAAGCTCGTAATGAACGGTCATCGTTTAGCTCGCGAGATGCACGACGATCCGATACTCCAGCAGTTCGCGGCCGAGTTCAACTCGCCCGAACAGAAGCTCGAGACGCACCGACTCGAAGCAGACGTAGAGACGGGCGGAACGGGCATCACCACTCACTCACTGGTCGCGAATCAGCTTCTGCAACTTGATACCCCTGCCCGTCGAGAGCGCGCCTTAGAGGACGCTCACCGGCGAGCCAGGATCCTCGGAGATCCGTTGTCGGTTGCAGTTTCTCACGCAGTTTCAGAGATGTTGCTCCTAGTCAGAATGAACGACGAGAGCCAAGAGCTTTGGGGCGAAGAGTATCGGCGGGTCGAACTCCTAGCTCTCGCTGACGAAGCGGAAGCCGGCGACTACACGATCGCAGCGGTCGCGGCCGACGAGAGCATCTCCGTTATCGCGCAAGTGACGAAGACGGACATCTCCTAATGGGCCGCAAGCTCGAGCCACTCACCGCCGAGCCGGAGACAATTCACATCCGGCTCGACGCGGTTGCTGGTTTCGTCGCGATGCTGGTCGGTATCGGCATCCTGTTCGCTTACTCAGTCAGCGGCACGGTCGAAGTAAACGGGCTGGCTTTCGTCGGCTATGGACTCGCCGGCAGCGGCGCAGTTGTCTATATTTTCCGTCGCAAGTAGCGATGGTATTCCGCGAGCGTCACCCGGCGCCCGGAGAGGTAAGAAGGAGGAAAGTGTGAAGAAATTCATTGCGGTCTGTACGACCGCTCTGCTGGCCGTAGGGCTGGCACTATCCGGAGCGGGTGCCGCTACAGCGACCACCAGCACCCCGGAGCCCTGTGTCCCTTCGGACGCATGGACAGAAACCGTTACCGGCACTCCCGGCGCGGACGCTGTTTATGAAACCGTCGTTGTGACAGAGGCCGGTTGGCAGCGCTACTCGTGGACGGGTGGGCAGAGCGTAGAAGCTCCTGCATTCCCCGGCGCTGAGTGGCAAGCCAACGTAGCTGGCGACCCGCACAAGATCGGAGTCGAAGGCGCTTATCGGCAGGGCGAGGGCAACGAAGGTCGTGGCTCATGGTTCTACCTCGAAGCAACTCCTGAGATCACTGAAGAAGTCCTCGTGACTGAAGCGGTTATCGAGGTGCCCGACAGCTACATCGAGCACGAAGCCGTGGAGTGCGACCCCGTTCCGGTTGGCCCTAAAGAGTGCATCGTTACTTGGGGTGACTGGTTCACTGAGGGCGACGACACTGCTCCCACAGAGAACGAGAACGGGCTTCTGTTTGTTGGTGGAGTCAACGACGCGATGGGAGTCGGTATCGGAATTGGAGGGAACCTGCAAGGGCTCCCGACGATCAGTTACGACGTGGAAGCTGATGCGTATAGCCTCAGCAAGTTCTACCCTCGAATCGTGATCGACTCCAGCGCTGACGGTGGCTCGAGCTATAACAGCATGACGGTCGTGAGTGAAGGGCCAGTAGACGGCTCGGCTATCGCGAGCGGCAAGCTGACGAACGGATCGCGGGTCGCTCAGACTCTCGACGAGTGGGCGGCGTATTACCCGAACAACACACTGCGATTCTTCTTCCTCGGAACCGACTCAGGCTCTAACGCCGACGTTTCAGTTCTCCTGAAGAGCGTGTCCAGTGATTGCTTCTCGGATACGTGGGGCTACGGTTCACAGCCGCCGATCAACGTTGTGCGAACCCCTTGGGTCGACGGAACTTACGACTGCGATGCAACTACGGTTGCTCAAACTCGTACCGTAACCAAGACGCCGTACATCTTGGTTGAGGGCGAGTGGGTGCTCGACACTGAGAACGCCGTCGTCAAGGAGAAGACTCGCGAACGAGATCTGACCGAAGAGGAACAGGCTGAGAATGTCTGCCCCACTGAGATCAACGAGATCGCAGTCATCGAATCGGTGGACAAGTGCGGGGTCGAAGATGACACCTACACCGTTCCTGAAACTGATGGGTACGTCTGGCAGATTGACGGCGAGACTGTTGATGCCGGCACCTATGCTGGCGAAGGCACCGTCGTTCTCACGGCAGTTGCCGTAGACGGCTTCGTCTTCTCAGGCGACTTCGAGCTGGTGCAGACTATCGAGTTCACCGACGAGGCTTGCCCGGTCGTTGTTCCTGAAGAGCCTGAAGAGCCGGTCACTCCAGTAGTGGATCGAGCGCCGATTGCTAAGGCAGACGTGCTCCCTTACACCGGCATGGATCTCACACCGTTCGGAATTGCGGCAGCGATTATGCTGGCAATCGGTTCGGCACTGCTGGTTGCTCGCAAGGTAATCGCTAAGCAGTAACCAAAGCTGGGGAGTCGGGCACCGTTCGCCCGGCTCCCCTTCACTCTTTACCGCTTCACAGAGAAAGGCTCTCAGATGCCCGACAAGACAGTTCTAGCAACTCCAGTTGTCACGCCAACCACGACAACCATTCGTTCCATTCGTTATACGGTTCACTCGCTCCCCGAGATCTACAAGGAGCCCAGCGTTGGCGCGTGGAACGAAGACACTTTCCGCACCTTGCCGCAAGCGACGGAGTACATTACCGGCTTGCTGGCAGACGGCGGCTACCAAGACATCTCGATTAGCGTGACGATCGGTTACACACCGCTTTCGATTATCGGAATCCATCTACCATGACGATGCGCGCCACTTGGTCAGTGTTGTGCGACTCGAGCGACTTCGGCGTTCAGGTGCCAGGCTGCTTGGGTTTCGAGGGAACGAGCAACAGATCCCAGCTCTCCCGCAAGGAAGCGCGGAAGCTGGGGTGGCGTATCAAGTATTTCAATGGCGTTCGGCGGGATCTCTGCCCACGCTGCTATCAGGAACTAATCGAACTCGGCAAGTGCTGAGAGAAGGCAGGTACATCATGGATGAAGAGATAAACGAGATCTCGGTAGTGGCTGTGGCCGCTGGCTTTGCGAACTTCGTGCATCGCGGTCAGATTGATAAGGCAGGTCAGCCGTATTTCTATCACCCGGCTCGTGTGGCGCGTTCGTTGCGGAAGCTGGGCATGGACGATGCGGTTGTCGCGGCCGGCTACTTGCACGACGTGGTTGAGGACACTCCAGCTACAGCAGAAGACCTGCTCGATCTTGGTTTCTCGCAGCGCACCGTGGACGCGGTAAAGCTGGTAACGAAGAAGCCAGGCCAGTCGCTCGACGGGTATTACGGTGCGATTCGCAAGAACCCGGATGCGATGCAGGTGAAGATCGCGGACATCGCTGACAACCTCGACCCGGAACGCTTGAAGCTGCTTTTGCCCAGCGTGCAGGAGCGACTTAAGGAAAAGTACCTGAGAGCGATCCAGTACCTCGAGAATGGAGTTTGGCCATGAACAGCACCGACTTGAACAACGTGTTTTGCTTGAGCTGTAACGAGCAGCTTGTGGGCTCAACGAGCGTGACGGACGATAACGAGTTGCCAGATGAGGGCGCTGTCTCGATCTGTTTCAACTGTGGCGGCATCGCGCTCTTCACTCTCATCGACGGCGACTTTGCGTTGCGGCCCGGCACGATAGAAGAGCTGGAGAGTATCAACGCAGATGAGGGCGTGCGGCATGTGCTCAACCTCATGGAGAGAGCTAAGGGAGGCCAGTTGTGATCGACAATCTGGCGGCAGCAGCCGTAACCCCCAGTGGCGTGATCGTGAGCGTGATCGTGTTCGTGTTGGTGTTCCTGTTCACTGGTTTCTTTGCCGGCGTCCGGTTCGTGAACTGGCGCTATGAAGTCCGTCTCTCTAAGGCGCTGTCAGAGCTACGGATTCCCTCAACACCTGTGGTTGCCTCGCTGCCGACAGTGACGCTCACAGACAAGATCCAAGTGCCATATCTGGCCCCTGCGCCTGTGACGTTGGATCTCGCGGCGGAGACATCCCCGATTGATCTGGAGCCACTCGAGCTGCCGGCGAATCCGACGAAGGAAGAGTTGGTGTCGCTCGCTTCGTGGTGGCGTAACCGCTTCATGACAGCGGAGCGTGCGCGGAAGCGTCACCTGAGCACCGTGCGTCGGCTGCAGAAGAACAACGGGCCAGAAGACTAGAAGACGTATCACTGTGGTAAGATATAAGTAAGTAAAACCTCTAGAAAGGAACGGTAGAGATGACTGAAATATTTACGGTTGGACACTCGAACAAGCCAGTGGAGAGCTTCATTGAGCTGCTGACAGCGGCCGACATCAGCGTGCTGGTTGATGTGCGTTCGGTGCCGTGGTCGCGGTATAACCCACAGTTCAACGAGAACGCGCTGAAGATAGAGCTCCGCAAGGTCGGGATCCATTATGTGTCGCGTGGCAAGAACCTCGGCGGCAAGGGTGAGAACGTCGACTACGAGAAGGCGCTCGACGATCTGAAGGTGCGAGCGGAGAGCGGTGAGCGGATTGCGATCTGCTGCTCTGAGGGCCACTTCAAGGGATGTCATCGGTTCACGATGTTGACCCCTCCGCTGGAAGAGCGCGGCCTCGACGTTGTGCATATCATGTGGACGGGCGAGCTGCTTGCGAACTCATCTCCACGAGCTACCCCGCCGAAGCCGATTGCTGAGCAGGGGATGTTCGATATGGATGTTGTGTCGTTCCCGAAGATTCGGAAGAACCAGTGGATAGCGCCATGATGACTGAGCCTGAGTCTCTCGAGGAACTCACCGGGGAGACACCTAACTGTGAGATCCGGATACTCGACCCGCGAACGCTGAAGATGGTGCCGACATATTGCGGCGAGCCAGCGGCAGCGGCGATGATCTGCTCGAGCTGCTCGGCTCTTGCCGGTCATATCTGCAAGCTGCATCTTGCCCAGTGGGATTCTCAGTCGGGCTTGAGCCCTCGGGTAAAAAGGTGGAAGTCTGCTTGCTGCGGTGCGATCTTCGAGAACCAGAAAGACGGCATTGTTGCGGTGTTGCTATGACTTCAGCGCTCCCCCTATACTGGGGACTGCGGCGCACATTGCGGGGTCGTATAACCAATATGGGGCGCTTCCTGCGTTCAGATGTCAGTGCAAGTCTGGCTCCCGCATCCACCGTCCGTACAACGGGACGGAGGTAAGAGTGGCTCGCACGAAAGATCCCATATTTCTAGGGGTGACGAAAGGCCCGAGTCGGCAGTTTCTCGCCCTCGCTCTGGGACACACTCTGAAAGCCAGGCCGAAGCTAGTGGTGCCGGCTGTTGGTCAGTTCAACCTCGTGCTAAGCGCGATTGTTGCCGGATACGAGCGTGAGAACATCACCGTCTCGGATGTTTCCCTGTTCTCCGCCCTCGTAGGCAGTCTTCTACGCGAAGATAACCCGAAACCTTCCTACGTCATCACCCCAGAGTTTGAGGTGCTGTACGAGACGCTCACGCTCGACAGGGAACGTGGTGACGTGAGAGTCGCGTTCGTGTTGTGGCTCATGAAGCGCACGCAGCTCGCGAAACTCCACTACCGGAACGCGGAGGTCGAGGATCTCGACGCACACTTTCAGGTGCATGTGGAGCGACTGCTCACTCAGGTCGAGGCGATGGTGAAGCGGTACGCCGGCATCCGCTATGAGCACGAGGATCTCCGTGACGCTGTTGCGAAGGAGTACGACGATCAGACGGTGGTGGTGATCAATCCGCCGCTGTATAGCGACGACAAGATCTTCGACTTCGAGGATGTCATCGAGTACGACGCTGGCGTTGAGCCGCTCGATATGAACAAGAACTTCACCCGGCTCTACGAGCTGTCGCAGATCTCGGAGGCGGCGTTCTTCTGGTATCGCGAGAAGTCGGTCGAGAATTTCAAGGATGAAGACATCATCTACTCGATCGAGGAAAAGCCGCACACGGTGACGCACTGGCTTTGCACGCGGCCGGCAGTGCTCGACGGGTTTATCCACAAGTACGGTGTGAAGTCGTTTGCACGGAAGAACGTGAGGCCACTCGACGCCCGAATCTGGGGTGCGACTGACGTGATGACGGCCGACTCAGACGTGCGTGTGATCACGACGACGCCGGAAGTGGCGTACTACTACCGCGACCTGTTTGCGCACCGTCTCGGAGTCCCTTCGGGCAACGAGTGGTACGGCTTGATTCTGATCGACGGCAAGGTGTTCGGCATGTTGATGTTCATGATGTCGCCGGTGATGCGGTTGGTCGATGAGTATGCGTTCCTGAACTCCGGCTTCACGGTTCCGAGTGATGTCTACCCGCGTACGTCTCGGCTGTTGAACCTGCTGATCACGTCGCAAGCGTTCGCGCCGCACCTTCGGGCGTTGGCTCGGCAGAATCGGTACTGGAAGATCCGTGGGATCAAGACGACGATCTTCAGCCGCTACCGGAAGAGCAAAGCAACGAACGGGATCTACACGGTGGATCACCGAGAAGTACAGCCAGACGGGAACTACAAGCTCCGGATGGTGGCAGATTTCCGCGACGACACTTTCAAGGATGTTGTCGAGCGGTTTATTCGAGAGGAAGAAGCCTTTGTCGAGGAACGACGTACCAAAGCCTGAACGACTCCTAGAGCTATCGCCGGGTCTAGCGATCTGGAAAGTGCATCTGGATCGACTGCGTGAGCGTGATGTGAACGCGCGTGTGATGAGCCCGGACAAGTTCGCGAGGCTTGCCACGAACATCGGCGCTGAGAGCCGGCTGGAGTCTCTGCCGCTCGTGGCTTTGATTCCAGACCAGCCAGATTTCTTTGCGATCCTGTCCGGTCATCACCGAACTCGAGCAGCTCGCACGGCCGGCTTGATGATCATCCACTGCATCGTCATTGAGCGAGATCTCACAGAGGACGAGATCACCGCGAAGCAGCTCGCGCATAACGCGCTCTCGGGCGAGGACGACTTAGATATTCTGCGTCAGCTCTTCGACTCGATGGAGAGCACGGAAGCCAAGCTCGAGTCCGGCCTGTCCGACATGGATATGAGGCTCGACGTTGGTTCGTGGCCGTCAGAATCTCTGGACGTCGAGTTCGACTTCGAGCCGATCTACGTGCTGTTTATGTCGAGCAACCTTGACCGCTGGGAGCATCTGATCGAACGTCTCGAGCCGGATGCGCGGATGTATCTCGCGAACCATGAGGACTTCGATCGCTTCTCGAAGACGGTGAAGACTGTCGGCCAGCTCAAGGACATCCGCAACATTGCCGGGATCATGGTGAAGATCATGGATTACGTCGACGCCGGAATCAAGGCTGAGAAGGAGGCTGAGTAGAGATGAACATTGAAGATATGGAACAGGCCGAACGGCTGCGCGAGCTTGCTCGTAATCGTGCTCGAACTCCAGTCTCCACACCTCGCCGGCTGTGGAACAAGTCGCTGATCTTCATGATGAGTAAGGGTTTCTGGATCGTGGTGATCCCGCTGGTCGGCTTAGTGTGCCTGATTGTCTTTGTCGGGATCCCGCTCATTGCCCTGTTGGGAGCGAAGCAATGAAGAAGTTTGTGAAGGGACTGCTGCTGGTAACGATCGTGGTCATTGTGCTGCTGATCATTACGGCGCCGCTCTCGGTCGCGATGTTCTCTCTCGGAGTTGACTATGCACGCGGCATGATGACGCCGGGCACGACGCTCGGGCTGCTGTTCATGGGCACGATGTTCTCGCTGGGGCTGCTACTCGTGGCGAACAAGATTCAGGAGATCTCGGAACGGAGCCAGGACGATGAGTGACTGGTTCGGTCGGGCCTTCTCATGATTGGCAACCGGAAGGAACTCGCGCACGCTCGTCGCAAGGCCAGCGAAGCGCTTGAGGCGCTGTCGCAGATTGAGGCGCTCCCTCGTCGACGTGGCTCTCGGATCCGTTGGCCGAACGGTACGATCTGGACTCGAGTTGGTGACGACGACTGGCGACCTGAAAACATCCCAGAGATCCCGTACCCCTCGGCGCACGTCGCATCTCTGCGTTGGGAGATCGTCTCTCCGAATGCGGAGAAGGAACAGCGCTCGAAGATCATTCTGGATTCGCCGGACGAAGATTGTAAAGACGCCAATATCAACCGCTGGTATTGCGCTCGAGGAACCGATGGTGCTGCTGCCGGCGAGTGTCCCCTCGAGGTTTGTGTGAAGCGGGGAGCGAACGATTCAGTGAACGGAGAAAAGTCATGACAGCACTAGAAGATATTTCGGATGAGCGTGTTCGGCAGGACACGAAGTGGGGTCAGCAGGATCATCTAGACGGCACCGGACGGCATACTCAGCCATTGCTCGCGGATACAGCAACCGGCATTGCTGACGACGATGAGGCGCACTACATCCGAGACGTGCTGCAGGGTCGCACCGTTTGGCGATTCGACGGTATGGCTGATCGCGTGGGAACTTGGGGAGACATCTTGCTTGAGGAAGTCTTCGAGGCTATGGCTGAAGATGATCCGATCAAGCTTCGAGCTGAGTTGATCCAGACGGCCGCTGTCGCTGTGGCTTGGATCGAATCTATCGACCGAAAACTTGCTGAAGCGATGAACCGCAGATTGTTGACGACGGAGACTCCGATGCCTGAACTTCAGAAGTGTGACGATTGTGGCCGTGACCGCACGGCAGCGGACGTGGACGACTACACACCGATGCAAGCGATCACAGGGGCGACTCTTGGTTGGTATAGCGGCAGTGATGGTGAGTTCTGTTCGGAGTGCATTACCCGGCTTATGGGATGGGCGAACCGATGAGTGAGACATCTCTTCCCGTATCGGCTGAGACGTTGGCCTCGCTCTGGCAGCAAGCGTTCGATGCTCGCAAAGCTGGTCATCTGCGTTTCCCGACAGGGACTAAAGATGGAACCCCTGAGCGCGAGGCGTTGGTCGCTGGGTATCGTGCCGCGATGATGGTCGCGACTGTCCCGGTGAATCCCTACGACGGAGAGCCGGTGACTGATGGGCGCAACTGATCGGGCACGAGCTTGGGTGAACCATCTCCACCGGGAACATGATTTCTTGGAAGACGAACCGCTGTTCGCGCATCTCGAGCGCGTCACTGGCCTACTGCTCCCAGCGGCCGACGAGCTGACGACGATCACCGGCTGGCTGCATCACATTGACGAGACGCACGTTCACGCCGGCACGATCGAAGCAAAGTTCGGTGTGCGCGTCACTCGAGCTGTCGCCCTTGCCGCACGTCTACCGAGAGAACCTGACGCTCCCTACGCATGGCGAGTCGGCCAGGCACGCGATCCCTACGCCTCAGCAGCGCTCTCCGCCTGTTTCAGCGACCTAGCCACACATCACTCCACGGCAACCGGCCGCGCTCGTTGGAAGGCAGCGTACGATCAGTTAGAGCTTGCCAAGCAGAGCGTGAAGGAGCTATCGTGAACAAGCAAGAAGATGAACGGGCGAAGAACCTGAAGGAAGAGCTGGAGATTGCGGCCACGGCTGGCAAACAACCACGCGAAACCATCAACGCGAAGAATTTGGCTGACGCACTAGATAGAGTCCTCCAGATATTCGCGGACATCGCAGAGCAGATGACGGCGCAACTGAACGCATATCGCGAGATGACGCGCACCGTTGAGAAAGCTTGCAAGCAACCAGAGTTCACAGATGGAGACGCCTGTGGACTCATTGACGTACCCGCAGACATCATCGAAGATCTCCCCCTGCTCCGCACCGGCCTGAAACCGATGATTCACCGAAACATCATTGGCGACCTTCCCCCAACGCTCTCGCCGGCATCACAAGCGACGATCAACGAAGCGATCCGCCGCAACAGCGAAGAGAGCCGCCGCAAGCTACACGCGCGCTACCGCTCCGGCGATAGGAGCTAGTACCGATGCCCTCCCCAAAGCAGGGCGGAGTGCTCGCGAAGAAGCCTAAAGGCCCACCAGCAAAGATCACCCTCGACCGACTCCAGAAACTCGTAGGGTACGTCTCCAACGGTCTAGCAATCAGCTCCGCCGCTAGCGCAGTCGGCATCTCCGGCAACACCGCATTCGTCTGGCAACGCCGAGGCAAACTAGAGATAGTCCGCGTAGACGACCTAACCGGAGAAGACTCACTCGAACAAATCCCAACACTCGAAGAACACTGGCCCACGAAAAACCACTGGACAGACGTACCAGAAGACTTCGACCCCGTTGAATGGCCCTTCGTAGTGTTCGCGTTAGCACTTGAAAAAGCGAAGTCAGTGTTTGAGTCGCGTGCGTTGACGGTGATCAGTCAGGCGATGACGAAGAACTGGCAAGCTGCTGCGTGGTTGTTGGAGCGGAAGATGCCGGAGCAGTACGGTCGGCCGGAAGCTCGGTTGCGTATTGCGCATGAAGGTTCTGAGGCTGGTTCGCCGGTGGCTGTTGATGTGTCGGTGGTGAGTGCTGATGAGATTGAGCGGAAGTTCAATGAGATTGAGGCGTTGATTCCGGGGCTCGATGATGATGAGTCGGATGTTGTTGAGGCGGAGTTGGTGGATGATGATTCACCCGAGTAGGTATATGGCTAAGCCGCGTCGTGATTGCCGTGCGAGGAAGAGCGTTGAGAGTCTCGGTCTGGGGATGGACGCGGTTGGCTGTGATCTGTTTGAGGATCATCTCGGAGCGCATATCGGTCTTGCCGGCAAGTTTGGGATCTATTGGGAGACTGGTGGCGAGAGCTGGTTTACGGATGAGAGCGGCCGTGAGCACTCGTTGGTTGCAGCTCCACGCAAGCATGAAGCGCCCCCGGTGGATCCGGAAGAAGATTTGCGGCGTGAGCAGGATGCAGCACGCAATGAAGTTGAGTCGGTTCGCCGGCAGGAGCGCACGAAAGCTGCGCCGCAGAAGAGCCAGGCTCCAGCTCCCCGGCCGGCGCCTGATCGCAATATCATCTACTAGGAACGGAACGAGATCATGAAGCAACCGCGTGAAGGCATTACCGGCGTCGAGAGAGATCCGGCCGATTATCTGCTGACTGTCTCCGGCAAGGCAGCACTCACGGCGATCTACCCCGCGCTCTATGGCGCACTGCTGCATAAAGCTGCTTTTGATTCGCGTGGCCCTGAAGTCTTCGACCGGATGCACGCGCCGCAGGTTGGCGAGCAAGTCTTCGTGATGGACACGATGTACGCGAAGGAGCTGTCGCATGAGAGCACCGGCTATCTGATCGAGCACCGCGCAGAGTTCGGCACCACGGATGAAGAGTGGCTTGCTGAACTCGCGTATGAAGAGACGCTCACCGCTGAGGATCGCTACATCGAGCAGAATGTCTGGTACATCCAGTACGGGCCGCACGCGGTTGACGTGTGCCGGTGGACGAACTGCACGGTACTGACGATCCCCGCACGACCAGAGAGCTAGTCTCCGCTGCCCGGCGCCCGTCTCCGCTGTCTGTAAGCTCGAGCGCATACAAGTTCACCCGCCACACCGTAAACAGCCGTCTAGGAGCCACCAGTGAGTTTGACCGAAGAGAAGGCACCGGCTAGGAAGCCGGACATCTTCACTCGGCTGAAGGCGATGACTCCAGACCAGCGATCAGAGTTCTACAAGGCACTGAGCCAGAACGAGCGGAACAAGCTCGTGGCCATGATGGAAGAACGGAAGTCGAACCCGTACCTGTCGTTCGTGAATGATCCGGTTGGCTTCGTCACATCCCCGCAAGGCTTAGACGAGATCGCGTGGTCGCTGCAGCGCGAGATCATGACTTCAGTGCGCGACAACAAGCGCACGGCAGTACCGGCGTGCCACGCTCCCGGCAAGTCGCACATCGCGGCCAGAATCATCGCTTGGTGGGGCTCAGTGCATCCGGCCGGCACCGCCCGTATCCTGACGACGGCCACGACTTTCCGGCAAGTGAGAAACGTGCTGTGGCCGTACATCCGCAACGTCCACGCCGCGCACGGACTACCGGGCACGATGAACATGGTCGAGTGGTACATCGACACTGGCGGCAACCGTGAGCTAGTCGCGGAAGGTATCAAGCCTCCGGACGAGGATGAAGCAGCGCTCTCCGGAATGCACGCACCGCACGTCCTGATTGTTGTCGACGAAGCTGGCGGCATCTCGCACCTGTTCGGCCGTGGTCTGCTCGGTCTGCTGACTGGTTCGCACACTCGGCTACTGCTCATCGGGAACCCGCCGATCGACGACGAAGGCTCGTGGTTCGAGAAGCAGTGTGAGCGCACGGATCTGTTCAACGTCATCCCGATTCCCTACAGCAAGACACCGAACTTCACCGGCGAAGATCTCGGGCTCTGCCGATCGCACAAGGGCATGGAGCCGCACACGGTCGCGTCGCACCTGATTGACGCTGACTACGTGCAAGATCTCGTCGACGAGTACGGTGAAGAATCCGCGGTTGTCATTGCCCGGCGTGACGCACAGTTCCCGAAGAGCAACGAGTCGAAGACCCTGCCGATCATGTGGCTCGAAGCGGCCAGGCTGCCGCGTAAGAAGAACGGCGAGGTCGAAGATGACTTCGTTGTCCCGACTGGTGGAGAGATCCAGCTCGGCATGGACATCGCTGGCGGCATGAGTGACGAGTTCGTGATCGCCGCGATAGACACTGGTGTAGCGACGACGAAGTATGGCCGTGTTGACGAGCGACATCGAGACTCTCAGTACGTCGTGTCTGTGTGTGCGAAGTGGGCTAGATGGGCTGCAGCGGAGCACAAGAAGCGAGGCATCAGTGCCCCTGTGCGTGCGAAAGTAGACAGCCTCGGCCTCGGCTGGCATATCTACGGTGATCTGAAGCGCCTGTCTGAGCTGCCCGTCTCGCAGGGTGGCATCGCCGGCGTCGTGTTCCTTGAGGTCAAGGCCGGCAGTCTCCCGCGTGACGTGGTTCACTTCACGAACGTCCGCGACGAGATGTGGTGGGCAATGCGGAAAGCTGTCATGGCTGACTCTCACGGCCAACGTTCGATCATCCTCGACGTGGACGACAAGACGGTTGCCCAGATGAACGCGCCGAAGTACGGCGAAGACGCACGCGGCAAGATCAAGATCGAACCGAAGGCATCCATGCTGAAGCGCGGCATCCGTTCAGGTGACCGCGCTGACGGCATCATCATGGCGTGGTATGAGCCAGACGAGATCCACGAGTTCTACGACGTGGCCCCGATCATCATCTCCAGTGGCACGTCGTCGAGTTCGGTACTGCGCTCGAGTGGAGCTCCCAGCGATTCGACATCGGGCAGTGACTCTGCTGGCTTCGTCGCGCTATAGTCGAAACATCACGAGTGCCAAGGTGATGAAGAGCCCGGAGTGAACGTCTGTAACTGTCTTGACGAAGGCGCCCATGAAGCCGATTGAACTGCGAAGATCAAATTACTCGGCTGAGGTAGACCTGCTCCGGGCTCCATCGTGTCGTGGGCGTGTCAGCCCTTCGTGTTACCTGTGTGTCGGGCATAGACTTACCTGAGTAAGACGACCGGCGACACTGGAGTAATACACATGGCGAAGAAGAGCGACATCGCAAAGTCATCCGAGCTGGACGCGACGAGCGTTACCCCGACTGAAGCCGCCGCGCAAGAAGCGGTCGATGCTGAGAAGCCGGCTGGTCTGCAGGAGTTCGGTGCTAGTGGTCTTCAGATCTCTGGCGGCACGGTTATGGAAGAGCTGCTCCCTGAGCTGACTGGCTACCGTGGCCAACGAATTTTCAAGCAGATGTCGGAGAACGACGGAATGGTTGGCGCGTTCCTGTTCGCGTTGAACCAGATGATCGGCAAGCTCGAGTGGAAGTTCGAGGCACCGCAAGATGCCGACGATGAAGAGCTGGCAGCGACGGACTTCCTGAACGAGTGTCTCGAAGATATGAGCCAGCCGTGGGATCAGGTGCTTGAAGAGATCTTGACGTTCGCGGTTTATGGCTGGTCGTACTTCGAGGTCGTCTACAAGATCCGGCGCGGCACGAAGCAGAAGGACGGCTCGTACAAGTCGAAGTTTGACGACGGACGTATCGGGTGGCGCAAGTTTGCGCACCGTGGCCAGCAGTCGCTTCTTCGGTGGCAGCTCGACCAGCACGAGAACGTGACTGGCATGGTGCAGCAGACGAACCTCGGCACGTTCGAGATCCCGCTGAAGAAGGCTCTCCTGTTCCGGATCACTCAGAACAAGAACAACCCTGAAGGTCGCTCGCTGTTGCGGACGGCGTACCGGCCGTGGTTCTTCAAGACGCGCATCGAAGAGTACGAAGCGATTGGCATTGAGCGTGAGCTTGCCGGCTACCCGGTGGTCACTACTCCCGCTGTATGGCACACGGCCGACGCGACGGCAGATCAGAAGAAGTCTCTGCAGACGGCGATCACGCTGGCGAAGTCTCTCCGCCGTGGTGAGTCGGAAGGTGCTGTGATCCCTGCTCTGTACGACCAAGATAAGAACAAGACGTTCTCGATCGACTTGATTACGTCGGGCGGCGCACGTCAGATCAATCTCGGTGAAGCGGTCACGCGGAAGAATGCTGAGATCGCAATGTCGGTGCTGGCTGACTTCCTGATGCTCGGTCACGAAGAGAACGGCTCACGCTCTCTCGGTGTGACGAAGATTGACCTGTGGACGCTGAGCGTCTCGGCTATTGCGAAGTCGATCTCGACTGTGTTCGACAGGTTCGCGTCGCCGCAGCTCCTTGAGTTCAACGGCATGACGCCCCGGCGCACACCGAAGTTCGTGTTTGGCGAGATCAACCGCGTCGACCTCGGCGCTCTCGGCCCGTTCCTGAAGATCCTTACCGACGCGGGAATGCTTACCCCGGACGACAACCTCGAGGATTGGGGTCGCGATCTGATCAAGGCGCCGAAGCGGAACTCGGATTCTGAAACGCGCGGCCTGTGATGACTGGTGTGATGACGATGCCACTCGGGAAGTGCAAGAAGTGCGGACTGATCGTGCGTCTCGCTCAGCCGTCGATCTCGACGATCATTGACGGTCAGGCTCTCATCGAACATATAGAGTGCCCTCCAGACCTGCCGCCACTGCGCTCTAAGCGCCCTAACTCGTACTGAGCCAACATGACTATCGACTACGTTGTTAGGCGCTCAGATCCAACGCCACGGCGTCTGCTGCATCGGAGCTTTGCGGAGCCAGAGCCGCTGACGAAAGCTAACGCGGCATCGGTCGGCCGTGTGGTGCGCGAATCGCTGGAGCTGCTCGCTGAGTCGTCGGATAATGAACGTGTGCGGTTCGGGATGCGGGTCAACTCGCCGGACACGGTTGCGAACTCGCTCGACTGGGTTGGCTTTGCGGAGTCGATGTCTCGAGCGTCGAAGTATCTCGGCTTCACGATCAAGAACTACGCCCAGCGAGAAGTGCGCCAGAAGAAGACGCTGCAGAAAGCGGAGACGCCGTTCGACATTGCTCTGGATCTCGAGAACTATGGCACCGGGACTCTCGTTGGCGCGATGAACGTCATCGACCCGGCCGCGATTGCTTATGCGGAAGTGCGTACCGGCGAGATGATTCGAGAGATCACTGAGTCGACGAAGAACTCGGTGCGTGCGCTCACCGCGAAGAGTCTGACGGGATCGCTCACTGTTGACCAGCTCGGCCGCAAGCTCCGCGACTACATCCCCTTGCGGATGGAGCAAGTAGCTCAGCTCGAGAAGTATCAAGCGAACCAGTTCACCCGCCTGATTGCTGACGGCCGCACGATTGACAAGGCATCGGAGATCTCGAACAAGCTCACGTCGACGCTGGCGAAGCGGAAGCTGAAGCAACGCACGGAGACGATTGCACGCACGGAGTTGGTGACGGCCGCGAACAAGGGACGCTATGCCGGCTGGGAAGCGATGCACTCGCAGGGAGCTATCGACGACCGTTCGGTGAAGGAATGGATCGCCGGCAGTGGTGCGTGCCCTCGGTGCCAGGCGCTCGACGGAATGCTTGCACCGTGGAACGGCGCGTTCCCGAACGGCATGGATATGCCCCCGGATCACCCGGCTTGCCGCTGCTCGGCGGTACTGCTCCCCCCGGACGACGACATCATCGCGCAGATGGAGCGCCAGTTCGACACTCAGGCGGAAGCTCACGACTTCGATCTGGCGTATACGGCGGCTGGCGACACGGCCCGGAGTGTGTTGGCTCGAGCGGCGGCGGTTGAACCGCACACGACATCCTTGCTCAGCATCCTTGCTGACAAGGCGAAGGCATCTCTCGCCGGCCTCGATTTCAAGCTGAAGACGCAGGAGTCGTTGCAGCGGAAGTTGATGACGGACGCTGCAGAGAAGGGCATCACGGTCGGTCAGGCTGGCGCTCAAGTCAGCGACGCATTGCGGTACACGATGATGGTCGACGACGCAGCATATACGGCGACGATCACGAGCACGCTTGCTCAGCTCCGAGCTGAAGGCTTCAGGATCCGTGGCAAGAATGCGTGGGCTGACAAGACGAACCCGTATCAGGGCTATAACGCGGCGCTGGTCAGCTCGAGCGGTCAGCCGATAGAGCTCCAGTTCCACACGGCGAAGAGCTTTGACGTGAAGAACGGTGAGATGCACAAGCTGTACGAAGAGTTCCGGTTGACGCCGGATCCGTTACGGCGCGAGATCTTGTCGGAGCAGATGAAGGAGCTGGCGAACACGATCCCGGTTCCGGACGGCATCTCGGCGCTTCCCCGCATCCAGACGGACGGCTTCTAGCCATGCGTACTACCGTAGTGATACGAAACGTGTTAGATTGAGATTAGGAGGTACATCAGATGAATGAGACAACAGAGTTCTTCGTACGGAAGAACGACCTAGGCGATCGGTTCTACATGCGGACGCACGACATCGACGGCCTCCGCGAGTGGACTCTCGATGGTGCCGAGTGGGTCGAGATGACTCAGCCGTCGATTACTAAGTGGCAGTTGGATATAGACCATGATCTATATCTGATCCCCGAATCAGAAGTCCCGGTATAGAGCATGGCTCCCTCGACTCCAGTGAACCCTCTTGCCGCAGAGCGCGAGTATTGGCCGCATCTGCGTGATGTCGTGCGACTCACTGACGGCCACCACGTCGGTAAGGACTGCTGGACGATCGTGAGCGTCGGTTTCTGGCCTAACCCCTTACTGATACTCCGGCTCGTGACCTCAGCGCGTCAGAGACGGTTCCACATGGCTCGACTTGCTAACGTCTTATTCGACGGCGAGCAACTACCCTGCACCACTTCACCGAAAGAGAGAACGTAATGGCCACGATCAACATGCCAATGCGAATTGAGAAAGCTCGCGAGTTGGCCGAACAGCACGACTTGGGCGAGGACGTGACGAAGGCTCTTGTGGAAGCAGAGCAGCTTGGTTACAGCGTCGTCGACTACCAGCTCGAATACGGCGCAGACGGGAGTTCGACTCTCGCGATCGGCCGGCACGAAGGAGTGATGATCTCCTTGACTGTCCCGTTCAATCTCGGTGAGGCGTATGCACTGCCAGGCGGGAACCCGATCAACGATTTCCACATCACTGTTCTCTACCTCGGAGATCTCGAAGAGCTGACGGTTGCCCAGCAGCAGCAGCTCATCGGAATCGTCACGGAAGTAGCACGCGACTGGAAGTGCTTGGAGGGAACGCTGAACGGCCTCGGGATCTTCGAGGGCGAAGACGAAGATGCTGTCTACATCGCCGCACAGATCACCAGCCTCCCCGAACTACGCTCTGTGTTGAAAGGTCGCCTAGACGCCGCAGAGATCCCTTACCGTGATGACTTCGAGTTCTATCAGCCGCACATGACGATCGGCAGCATCCCGAAGGATCTCACCGACGAGCAGCGAGAGTCGATCCTCGACATCCCAGTTACGTCGTCGACGGTTCGGTTCTCGAAGCTGACGGCCGCGATTGGTGGCGCTCACTACAATGCAGCGTTCTTCCAAGATGGTTTCTACTACGACGGCGACACGAGCCCCGGCAGCACCGGCGACGGCTGGCTGAACAACAGCCCGTCTGCGTACCGGCCCGGAATTTTCAAGTCGCTCGAGATCAACAAGGCGGAGCAGTTCACTCTCGGCGCTTGGTACGTGCCGGATATGGTCGACGCGCATGGCGACTGGGTAGAGAAGAACGATCTGGAAAAGACGTTCCACGACTACATGGCGGACAGCGACCGCGATCTCCGACTCCAGCACAACCCGGAGATCGTCGCCGGCCGAATCGTGGAAGGCTACATCCAGCGGACGGCTCTCGAGGTCGATGTCCCTGATCCCGATACCGGCGTACTCATGAAGCACAGCTACCCGGCCGGCACGCCATTCTTGGGCGTGATCTGGAAGGACTGGGCATGGCCTCTGGTGGAAGCCGGCGAGATCCGCGGTTATTCCATCGGCGGTACGGCTGAGAAGGTTTCGGTCGACCTCGGCCCGGATGCAGCGGCGGCATCTGCAGCGTGAGGTAAGAGCGAGAGCCCTGTGGTTTCCCTAATCGGAACTGCAGGGCTTTCGTTGTTTCCAGCGGCAAATTCCCCGAAGAATTACAGCGCTATAACTTGCGGCCGGAGTAAAGCTGTATTACTGTAGTAGTACAGGTTAAATCAACTCAATAAGTTAGGAACGGAAAAATGGCTACCACGCTCGAAGCTTTCGCCGGCAAGCAAGCCGGGAACTACAGCTCGAACCCGACGATTGATGTCGAGATCCTCGATCCTGCTGCTCGGTGCTGGAAGTGCGGCGACAAGATCGTCTGGGACAAGACGATCGGCATCAGCGGCCAGTGGATTCACGAAGACGAAACGGCCGAGCGCGAGTACCACTCGGTATCGGCTCGGACTCGCTGCCGGTATTGCGGCACGGACGATCCTGAAGTTGTTGTCTCCAGCCAAGAAGCTTGGTACGACCGGACGCACTGCTCGCGTTGCGACGGCGTTACTGGCTTTGCAATCGGAGATTAGTTCTCCCGGCGCTGGCTATCCGGTCAGCGCCTCAGCTCAAACAGTTAGGAACGGAATCATGTCAGACGGCCCGAAGTATCCAGAGATCGAAGTCCAGTTGAGCGGCGTTGACTCCAATGCGTGGTCAATCATCGGCACCGTGAGTCGCGCTCTCAAAGCAGCCGGCGTCTCGGCAGAAGAACTCAAGCAGTACTCGGAGGAAAGTCGCTCCGGAGATTGGGACAACGTAATCGAGACGGCAATGCGCTGGGTCGAAGTTATCTAGTCGGCTTCCCCTAACACTCGGCCTCTAGCAATCGTGCTCAGAGAGCCAAAGCTGGATCCCCAGCTATGAGAGAACAGGGCTCACGCCCGGAACGGAATAATGATGAACCGAACAATCGGCCGCGCGGCGGATCTCGGGATCGACACCGAACCGGATCAGCCGTGGGTCACGGTCTGCGAAGCTCACGGAACCTTCATCTCTTCGGCTACGCGCAGACTGGCAAGAGCAACGGTGCCTGTCGAGTTTTGCGGCGACTGCCAAGAAGAAGAACAGCGGCAAATATAGCTCTATATCTTGTGGCCCGGATGAAGCGATGTTACTGTAGTAATACGAGTTAATAATTCAAGAAGTTAGGGAGCGGATCATGGCAACAACAATCGACACGGCAACCGTTGAGAATATCGGCCCGGATGTTATGGGTCACGAGCGGTACTCGGTCACGGTGGACGGCCGACAGCTCGGCATCGTTCGTCGAATCAAGCTCGAAGATATGCAGCACTTCAGCCGCCACATGATTGCATCTGCTCGTTGGGCAGCGAGCGGCGGCGGCGGACATCACAAGACGTTGAAGGATGCGGTGACGAACATGATCCGCTGGACTTTCTAGAACACCCGCACACGAAAAGTTAGGAACGGAAAAATGACAGTTGTAGAAGCAGACCTCAAGCTCTTCCCGATGAGCGGATCCGATTTCGTTGTGATCTATCAGGGTTTCAGGGACGGAACATGGTCAGTCGTACACGATGAAGACGATGCCGTTCTGACCTACGATCACGAAGATGCAGACCGAGTAGTGATGAACTACCGCCACGCCGGAACTCGCGCAGCGATCCTCCCGGCCGCGCTGATCAAAGCTGGCTACCGCACAGACGGCGAGCTAGTGCTCACGGATGAAGCGACTCACGCGATCCCGATCGAGATCCTCTCGCTATCGACTGGGCGGAATATCTGATGCTGATCGAAGAGAACCCCTATCAGATCCAGATCCTGAGCCACGGTCGCGGTCAGCAGCCGAACGTGGAAGTGGTGGCGACGGTTATGGCTTTCGACTCCACGGCAGCCCTGTCGAAGTTCCACACGACGAAGCCACCGCGCGGGATGTCGAGCTACACGGCGGTGAAGCTGCTCCGCTGTCACATCTTCTTCAAGGGCAGCTTGCAGCCCTCGGCCGTGCTCTACGCGCCGACATTGGCGGAAGCGCTCGAGAAGTTCAATGAGATGGTCGAGTTCGTCCCGGCCGACAAGACTGAGAAGCTCGGCATCTTTGCCGCGCTTGCAGATCCTCCCCACTAGCTAGGCCAGTACCGGCGCTGAGACGAGTTCCCCGCGTCGGCCTCACCTAATACCAGAACCCAGTTCAATGCGCTTAGAGAGGCGCTCAGCAGAAAGGAACGGAATGAAGAAAACGATGGAGGCTCCCGCGAAGGGAATCAGCGTGTGGGTGTATCGGCCTATGAACCGAGCGACGTTCACGCAGCCAGGCCACGGCATCCCGGCAATGGTCGACCGAATCCTCGTGCTCGTCGACGGCGGCAACCTCGAGCCCGGCGAAGATGATCTCGTGTTCACCTATGTACCGCGCACGATTCAAGGCCGGAGCTGTGGGCATCTCGCGTTCGTGTACGACATCGAGACGACGAATCGACCCGGCCGAGTGAAAGTGACGCTGGAAGATATGCGAGCTTTCGGCGGCAGTTACGCCGGCAGCAGCGACTCCCGGTTCTCGAGCCTGACGAACTTCTACGGCGCGATCCCTATTCACGACGATTACCACGTTTAGAAAGCGAGGACAGCATGGCAGAGCAGATGCAGGACGAGATGGAATGGCTGCGCGATGTTTACCGCGAGCTAGAAGCACGCGACCCGGATCACGCGACGAGGATCATCGGCATCGACGGTGACGTTGTGGAAGTGCCGGTATTCGTGGCTGTTGGGCAGGACACGATGGTTCCCGGCAATCAGCAGAACGTCGTGAACTCGAGTGACGTGATGAAGGTGATGAACACTTGGAAGTATCGGCGCCGGAATCGGCTGTGGGAGTTTGCAGATACCGACTCCGGTGGTGGCGCTGTTGTCTTCACTCAGTACGACGAGGATCACTTTGAGCTAACGCTGAAGGTGGTCGATTCGGTGGGCTGCACAGAAGAGGGCGAGAGGTTGGATCTCTGGGATCTGAACGATTTCAATCTCGGCTTCGTGTTCGAGGAAAACCCGATCCCGGTGCCAGAGCTAATGGCATGGCTGCATGAGGGCAGCTACTCGTTTATGGATGATGTCGTGGTCACGGCTGAAGAGATCCTGTTCGCGTTCGAGGAACATCTGGTCGATCACCCGATCACGATCGGCAAGTACGCCGGTGGCTACTCGACGTCATACGTTCTGCGCGGACTCGCGAACGATGAGTACGCGGCCGAGTTCGACAAGTGGGTCAGAGCGTGTCTCGCTGATGGTCGCCTGAAGCCGGTGGACGACTGATGCCGGTGTCGAAGAAGTTTCCGTTCGATATGCGCCGGCAGGGTGTGACAGATTTGGCTTTCGCATTGACGAAGGCAACACTCCAGATCAGCCCTGCAGCGCGCGACCTCCCGAAGAGCCAGAACCGGATCGTGAAGATCGAGGTCGACGGCTGGGTCTTCACTCCATCCGAGATTGAGATCACGGACGCTGGAGAGATCGTAATCCGCTGCAACCCATTACCAACCAAGGAGGTCAAGAAAGATGACTAACGAAGGAGAGAGCACCGTACGGCCTAGTGAAATGAAGAGTAACGCTCCGAGCATGAGCCGAGTCTTCGTGCTCACGTTCCGCGACTACAAGACAGAAGGCGACAGCGGTATCGAGGGTTACGACAAGTTGGACATCGTGGCCACGGAACACGGCGCGTTCACGAACCTGCGGAAAGCGGTGCAGACGATGTACGCGCTAAACGCGGATCTCGTAACGTCATACCGCGAGTATCTCGAGAACAGCCATGAGACTAAGCTCACCGCGCTCACGGATTACTTCAGGAAGCACGCGCACCAGTCGGAAGATGCAGCGCTCGCGGAGATCCGGTCGAACGAGACGGTGTTCACAGATCCCCTGCCGGATACGCCGGGCGTCGGCCTGATGAATTTCAAGGACTGGCTGCAGTGGTCGAGTATGTCGACGTTCGGCTTGAAAGTGGTTGACGTGAGTTCGTGGCCGCCGAATCCTTCAGTCGAGGCGATCGTTTGATTCGTCTCACTCTGCTCGTCTCGGTAGAGGACGGCGCCACGGCGATGAGGATCGCTGAGCAAATGGCGCGCACCGCTACTGGCCTCGCGTTCGACGGCATCGACGTGAGCTTCTTCACCGGCCCGGAAGACGTGGACGAACCGGAAGACGTGGAGCCGTAGAACCAGATCCCCTTGCAGTAACTCAGCCGGCAGTATCTTCGGAGCTGCCGGCTTTGCTGTGCCGTCGCACGGTGGCCTCGGCGTGTCGAGAGATGAAGCGTTCTGGAGGTAGCCGTAATCTGGTCGATGTACGGAGAGGGAAACTATGCCGAATAAGAGCGTGAAGCCAGGCGAGCCGGGAACGACTCAGCTCCGGCGCGTTGCCATTGCGGAAACGTCCGGTGTTGACCACCCCGCGCACAAGCACCCCGGCTGGCTTCTCATGAAGTCAATCGGAAACGACAAAGCCGACGCGCTGGTGGCAGCGTTCGGCAAGGAGGGAAACATGCCAGTAGCAAAGGAAACACCCGTTCTGACGGGCTTGCTCAAGTCGCTCGAGGGTGCTGACCGCCCAACGATCTGCGACGCAATCCTGAAGGCCGACGAAAACGTCATCCTGAAGGAACTCACTGAGGCGGACATCGCCCCAGCTCGCGACGCCGTTGCCGGTGCGTGGAAGATCCTGCGTGATCTCGCGGACAAGGGCAATGCAGAGACTCCCTCGGTTGAGGCTGTTGCTGCACCTGACGCCGAGAGCGTTCTTGCTTCGGCTGATCTTCAGAAGGCAGTCGGCGCCAATGGTGTCGCTCTCCTGAAGTCGATCGTCGAGAAGGCCGCTGCCAGCGACAAGGCTCTCGAGGAAGAGCGTGCAGCGTCGTTCACGAAGTCGATCGAAGCCGAGTTCGGTGAAACCATCGAGAAGGCCGACATCGAGCCTCTCGCGAAGGCTCTCCGTGCGATGGATGCTGACGCTGCTGCGGTTGTCCGCAAGGCGCTCACGAAGTCGAAGGAGCTCAACGCTTCGGCCGAGGCAATCATCACCAGCGAGATCGGTGCTGTTGGGATGTTCAAGTCGGGCAGCGCTGCTGACCAGCTTTCGACCATCGCCAAGGGCTACGTCGAGTCGGGCGCTGAGAAGACCTACGAGCAAGCTTTCGCTAAGGCGTGCTCGAACAACGAAGAGCTTTACAACAAGTCCGTGAAAGAAGGTGCTTAACAATGGCTTATGAAATTGGCCCCCGCTCTCACGAGTCGTACCGTGCTGGAGCTGACCTGTCAGCTCTCCAGTACAACGTCGTGACGTTCGACTCGGCTCGCGACATTGTTGTGATCTCCGGTGCTGGTGCTGGGTCGGGAATCCTCGACAACGCTCCGATCTTGGGTGACACGGCGAATCTCGTCACTGCTGGCGTAACGAAGGTGAAGTGCGGCGGCAACATTGTTGCCGGCGACAAGCTCATCGCGAACGCTGCGGGACTTGCAATTGCTGCAACGCAGGAAACGTCTGAAGGTTATGTCTTCGGCGTTGCTCGCGAAGCAGGTTCAGACGGCGCGATCATCGCGGCGCGAGTCGACTTCTCTGGAGCCACATGGTCTTCAGTTGACGCGATCGCTTAGGGCTAAGGAGAAAAGCTAATGCCACAGCCAACACGGATGCACATTGATGCACCACTGACAAATATGTCGGTCGCTTTCGACCAGCAAGACAGCGCGTTCATCTTTGACAAGGTGTTCCCCGTCCTGCCAGTCGACAACCTCTCAGACAAGTTCTGGGAGTTCCCCCTCGAGGACTGGCTTCGTGATGAAGCTCAGCGTCGCGCCGGTGGTACTGAGTCTGCCGGTGGCGGATTCGGAATCAACACTGGTGCGTATTCCTGTGACACGTTCGCGTGGCACAAGGACATCGACGACCAGACGAAGAACTCGTCCGACTCGATGCTGCAGCTTGACCGTGCCGCGACCTCGTTCGTCGTGAACCGTTTGCGGATGAAGCAGGAGCGCCAGTTCCTTGCCGACTTCTTCGGAACCGGCAAATGGGGAACAGATCTCACCGGAACTGCGGCTGACGAAACTGGGCTGAACTTCATCCAGTGGAGCAACCCGAACACGTCGAGCCCCCTCAAGACAATCAAGCGTGCCAAGCGTGCGATCGTCTCCCAGACGGGCCTCATGCCGAACGTGCTCACGCTCGGCTATGACGTGTACGACGCTCTGACCGATCACCCGGACATCCTCGACCGTGTGAAGTACACGTCGTCGGATGCGGTCACGAAGGACGTGCTCGCACGTTACTTCGAGGTCGACAAGGTGCTCGTCTCTGAGTCCGTTGTGAACACGGCTCAGGAGGGACTGGCAGCGGCTACCGACTTCAACCTCGGCAAAGTCGCGCTGCTCAGCTACTCCGCACCGGAGCCAGGCTTGATGACCCCAACGGCTGGTTACCAGTTCCGTTGGAAGGGTGTCTCGCAGGGACTCGGAACCACGATCGGCACGAAGCGTTTCCGTATGGAGCACCTCGCGTCTGACCGTATCGAGGGTGAAGTGTCCTTCGACAACAAGATCGTCTCTGCTCCGCTCGGTGTCTACTTGGACGCCGTAGTCGCCTAGCAGCGATCGAGACGCGAGCCCCAGTCGGTACTTACCTCCCGGCTGGGGCTCGTTTTGTTTCACCACTAGCCACTGGCGCCCCGTACAGCGGATAATAGGCCCAGACGCATCACCTAACACACTGAGCTAGAGATAGACGCTCAGCGCCACGCACAGCGCGAAGGAGCAGCCAAATGTCATTCACTTACACCGGCCCGAACAATGTGGGCGTGTTCGCCACGGCTCTCGACGAGGTACGGTTTCTCAGCGAGGACACGGAAGAGACGGTCGACTCGGTATCTGATGAAGAGATCTTGTACCTGCTCACTCAGTTCTCGGTGAACCTCTCGGCCGCGCTTGCTGTTGAGCGACGTGCCGGCAAGTATTCGCTGAAGTCTTCGAGCCAGCGCTCCAGCCTGAAGGTCGGAGATCTTTCGATCGGCAAGATGGATTACGCGAGCACGGCGACCTACCTCTACGACCTCGCCGCGAAGCTTCGATCCGGTGGCGTGCAGAATGACGGCACCCCTTCGATCGTGTTGAGCACTGGCGGCGTGGAACCTGCTGAGTCGGTGTTCTACATCGGCCAGGACGACTACACCGCGCTGAACAAAGAACGTCGAGTGTACTGATGACGTGGAGTAACGATTTCCTAGAGCTGATGCCGTCAGTTGTTGGCTTTCGGAAGAAGACGACGGGCAGCTCGGATCTCTACGGCAAGTCTGAGTATGCGGTCGTGAAGCAGACTCGGAGCCGTGTTGAGAACGAGGCGCATGAAGTCATCGACGACGACGGCAACACGCGCTCGGTCGAGGGCAAGGTGTACGTGCCGCATCCTGATTTCTGGGTGACTGGCCCGAACGGGGCATTGGTGGCCACGACGGGCGGTTTCATTCCGACGACGGATGATCGGATGGTGCTCGATACCGGGCTTGAAGTCAGCATCGTCGCGGTGGCTCGTGAGAACGACGGTGACGGACTCCATCATCTGCGGGTGCATTATGGCCGGTAAGCCGAACATCAGTCTGATCCAAGAAGGCATGGCGGCGTTCCGAGATCTGTACGGACGGGCGCCGAACCGGGTCGAGGATGCGCTGCTGCGTGCGCTCACTGAAGAGACTCAGCTTGCTTTCCGGTTGAGCCAGCGGAAGATCCCGGTGAAGACTGGCGTGGCGAAGAACTCTGGTAAGGCGCACGCGGCGAAGATGGTCGGCCCCGGCCGCGTGGAGGGCAGCTACACCTATGGCGGAGCTGCGAAGAAGTACGTGAAGCGGCTGAACGATGACCGCTCCCTGAATCACCCTCGAGGCGGTGAGGCGGGATTCGCTACTGACCCAGTGATCACCCGCGTTCCCGAGATCCGTGCTGGTATCTTGAAGCGAGTAGCGAAGGCGTTGAAGAACAAATGAGCGATTATGTGGACGACCTAGCTGACTTCATTATCGGAGCATCTGCCGCGTCTGGCGCTGCTGCCGCGACGCCGAGATCCCCGTTGGTTCTGGTCGGCGGCACCAACCTGTTCGCCGGCAAGCGGACGGATGATAACGACGTGGCTGATCTGGCTGTGTTCTTGACTGGCTACGAAGGCTTGGTGGATGAGTCGTTCGGCCCGGACGGTGATCTCGAGATCCCGAACCTACAGGTCACGGTTCGTTCAGCACGCGGCGAGTACAAGTCGGCGGAGCAGCTCGCGTGGTGGTTGCATCGCGCGATCCACTCCATCGCTGAACGGCAAGTCGGGACTACCTACATCCACAGGTGCCGTTCGCGCTCGACTCCGAACCCGCTAGGTGAGGATTCGCTCAACAGATTTCTGTTCGCGATGGACTTCTCAGTGATGCTTCCCGCAACGGTGGTGACGATTCCATGAGCGACGGCAAGGGTCTTGATAAGGAGACAGCTCAGCTCATGATCGACTCGATTCTGGGGCAACTCATGGCGTTGAAGGATGTCGTCGACGGCACCTATGACGGCGAAGAGATAGAAGCCGCTTGCGAGCACGACATTCTGTGGAACGGTGACGGCTCGGGGATGTGCCGAAAAGCTGAGTGTGCTCAGGATTTCCCGGCTGGCACTCTGGAGTAATGGCCTCGGCGTGTCAGGATGTGAGCGCGTAGTTCGTAACTCGTAGAGTTGTGGCGTGGTGAAGGGAACAACAATGACTAATTTTCGTGCTCTGGTCGGCTTGACCATTGACAAAGATGACAGCTCCGTTCGGGTTCTTCCCGGCAAAGTTGTGCCTAAGCTTTCGGAACGACAGACGGAAGAGCTACTCGCGCAAGGTGCGATCGAAGCTGTTCCCCCTAAAACGACGCCCCCTGAAGTCAAGTCGACACAAAATAAAGTTGGTGTGAAGTGAGCATCCACGGTAAAGCGACCTCGATTCTTGGGCAGGGCGTCGACTTCTCTCGCCTGTTGAACTCAGTCAGTTACAAGGACACGACTGAGACGGCAGAGACGAGCGGATTCCAGCAGGACTCGAAGACGTACATCGCCGGCCGCGATGACGCGACGGCTGACTTCGGCGGACGGTTCCAAGGGAACTCTGATTCGTTCGAGGCAATGATCCGGGCGGAGATCCTCGCTCAAGCTTTCCCGATCTTCACGGTTGGCTTCGGAATGGGTCTGAAGGTCGGCCAGGCTGTTGCTTTCGGCTCGAGTCTTGCTACGGCGATTGCTGTCACGTCTCCTGTTGGTGATGTCGTGTCGATCTCGGGCAGTGTTCAGTTCTCTGACGGAACGTATGACGGCCAGCGGTTGAACACATCTGCTCAGGTCGCTGTGTCTGAGTCGCTTGCCGGCATCGACAATGGCGCGGCGCTTGCTTCGACCACGTACGGCTTTGCACTGCATCTCGTGGAGAACACAAGTGACGGCGCGACGACGGTTCGCGTTGAGCATTCCACTGACGGAGCTGTCTGGGCTGACCTCGTGACGTTTGCTGACATCGCTGCAGGAACGCTTGGAGCCGAACTTGTGAAGTTCACAGGTGTTGTCAATCGGTACGTCCGCGTGGGAGTGACCTATGCGGGAACTACGGGAGCCGTTCGGCCTCTCGTGTCATTCGGAACACACTAAGGAGCCGGCATTATGGCCGTACACGGTAAGAACACATATATCGAGATCGACAATGCTGCTGGAGCTCTCCAGCCGATTCAGGCGTACACGCGAAGCGCAGCGAACAGCGAGAAGACTGACACTGCGGAGTCGTCGAACTTCGGGCAGCAGAGCAAGACGTATGTTGCCGGCATGGACGACGGTTCGCTGTCAATCGGTGGCACATTCGCCCCAGCTTTCCTGACTTTGCTCCGTGAGGCTCGTGCGGCTATCAACGCCGGCACGATCGACTCGGTTACATGCAAGGTCGGTTACTCCGGTAACACGATCGGCATGGAATTCGAGTCGGCTGAGTACCTGATCACGACGATCAGCGTTTCAGCCTCCACGTCCGACGTTGTGACGCTCTCGCTTGAGCTGCAGCGCACCGGAGATCCCACCTACGGCACCTACGCATAGGCGCTGAGGGCAACTAGAAAGAGGTAAGGAACTATGACTGAAACACGAAAGCCGGGCGTGAGTCTCCACGATCACATCATGGGCTATGACGACATCACGAGCGACACGGTGACTGTTCCCCAGTGGGGTGACGTTGTTGTCGAGGTTCGTTCGATCAGCCTCGATGAGCGAAACATCATCGTGAAGCAGAGCCGGAACAAGAAGGGCGATACGGATCTCGGAAAGTATTACCCGCGACTCGTGGTGGCGACTTGCTTCGACCCGGAGACTGGTGAGCGTTTGTTCACGATGCAAGACATCCCCGGACTCGAGCGCAAGTCGAGTGCGGCGCTTGACCGCATCACGAAGCTCGCTGCGAAGCTGGCTGGTGTTCTCGACGATGAGGATGAGGAAAATGAAGATGATGATGAAGCAGAGTTCGCTTCCGCTGCCCAGAAGGGCGTTGATGCGGCGGGAAAAGACTCTTCCTCGACCCAGATCTACGGCTCCGGTTCCTCATCGCTGTCCGACTCGGATGCTCGATAGCCGAGCTGGACTCGAGGCTGTCGTGGGTCGAGTATCTGCACTGGGTAGCACTGCTCACGATCGTTGAACCAGAAGAAGAACGACAGCGGGACGAGGCGCAGAAACTAGCACGACACAATTAGGAAGGATCACCGATGGCTGATGTAACGCTGGAGACACGGCTCATCGGTGATTCCTCTGATTTGATGCGAGCCCTCCAGCAAGGTGTGACGGCTGGGGATAAGTTCGACAAGGGCATTAAGAAGTCGGCGGGTGGAGCCGACACCGCCATGAAGACTTCTGGCGGAAGCATCATGGGAACGATGAAGAAGATCGCCGGCGCCGCGATTGCTTACTTCTCGATTCGCGCGATTGCTCAGTTCGCGAGTGGTGTAATTGATGCCGCCAGTGACCTGCAAGAGGCAGGGACGGCGGTTCAGGAAGTCTTTGGGGACGGCTATTCGACGGTGCGCAAGTTCGCGGAAGACGCGGCTAACTCCCTCGGGCAGAGCACGCTACAAGCGCTCGACGCTGCCAAGACGTTCGGTGTTTACGGTTCTGCGGCTGGGCTTGCTGGTGAAGAGAACGCGAAGTTCTCCACTGGCCTAGTCACTATGGCGTCAGACCTTGCATCGTTCCACAACGCGGATCCGTCAGACGTGATTGAGGCGATCGGTTCCGGGCTCCGTGGTGAAGCTGTCCCGCTGCGGAAGTTCGGTATCTTGCTGAACGAAGCGACCTTGCAGACGGAGGCGATGAAGCTCGGTATCTACGACGGCAACGGTGCTCTGACTTCACAGCAGAAGATCATGGCTGCGAACTCCGCGATCATGAGCCAGGCCGGTGCTGCGACGGGCGACTTTGCGCGTACCCAGTTCGGGCTTGCCAACCAGCAACGCATTCTCTCTGCTAACTTCACCGATTTCAAGGCGTCTCTCGGTTCTGTGTTCCTGCCGTTGGTACAGGCCGGCGCGCTTGTGCTCAATACGACGCTGATGCCGGCTCTGAAGAGTTTGGCTGAGTTCTTGCAGGGCAAGATCGGCCCGGCGATGGAAGGCTTCGGAGAGAAGGCTGGGCCGATGCTCAGCGGTGTCGGTGGTAAGGCTTCAGAGTTCTTCGCGAGCGTTGTGGAGAAGGCCCAGCCGTTCATTGATGCGTTCATGGGTCTGATCCCGGTCGTGTCTCCAGTAATTGACCTCGTGCTCGAGCTGGCGACCTCGTTCTCCCCGCTCATGGCGATCTTCGATAACAGCTCGTCGATCCTCCCGGTTGTTGTCGGAATTATCACTCAGCTCGCCGGAATTTTGACGGAGATCTTGCCCTCGGTGATCGAGCTGGGCGCCGCGTTTGGTGACGCTTTCGTTGAAGTGCTCGGAATCGTCTTGCCGTTGATCGGTTCGATGATCCCGATGGTCGGTGAACTCTTGGGAGCGCTCGTTCCACTGATCGACCCGATCCTCGGAATCGTCATGGCGCTGCTGCCGGTGGTCGCCGTTATCGGCACGCTGATCGGTGCAATCTTGCCGCCACTGATCTCGCTGCTGTTGGCGGTCGTCGTGCCGATCGTGAACATGCTGACCCCGGCGCTCGATTTCGTCGCGTTCGTGATCGGTATCGTGGTGACAGCTATCGCCGGATTTATCGGCTGGCTGATCGACTTGGAGAAGGAAGCCGCGAAGAACGGCACCGGAATCGGCCGAACCTTCGAGATCATGGGTGATGTAATCGGCGCTATTTTCAACGGCATCGGAATCTTCATCGGATTCTTGGTGGACGCTTTCAAGAAGAATTTCAACACGATCGTCACGATGGTTAAGTTTGTGGGAGGCGTGTTCAGCTCCATCTTCGGCGCGATCGGTGGGTTCATTTCGGGAGCCTTCACGACTGCCGTTGGTGTAGTGAAGAACGGCGTGAACGGCATTATCGGTCTAGTGAACGGCGCGATAGCTTCGATCAACCGGCTAAAGGTGACGATCCCTGACTGGGTGCCTAAGCTCGGAGGCATGACGTTCGGGCTCAACCTCCCGTCGATTCCTAAACTCGCTACAGGTGGAACGATTACGTCGTCCGGTATGGCGTGGGTTGGTGAGCGTGGCCCTGAGTTGGTGAACTTGCCGCGTGGTGCGTCGGTGATCCCGAACAAGCAGAGCATGAAGATGTCTGCAGATAGCTCTAACAGGTCGGACGATTCAGGCCCGATGGATCTCTCGGATGAGTCGATAGATAAGCTGGCGCGTGCGCTCTCTAGCTACAACCGGCAGCGCGGACGACAGGGCGATGAGTGATTCTGATGGAACTTAGAGAAGGAGTTTGAAATGGCTACGGCAAAGAACAAAGGCGACGGGCGAGTATTCGGTTTCGTGCGCTCAGGCTTTCTCGGTCGTGTGATCGTTGACTTCGATCCCGGCCCAGATCTCCAGATCGGCATCTACTCGGATGAAGAGTTCGAGGCCACGTTTGATGTAATCGAGGAATAGCTCATGGCCGATTTCTATACGACGTTCTCTGGAAACTCCCAGTACCGGAGTCATGCAAGAGTGACCGAGGGTGCTGTCGATGTTGCCGGAAACAGACACACCGTAGCGGGTTGGATCTGGGTAGAGAAGACCTCCGGCTCGGGTTACCTGACATACAACTCAGGCAACACTGGTTCGATGTCGGGCGACGTTTCCTTCAGTGCTAATGGCTGGGCACCTTATAACTTCGAGAACTATAGTTCCAAGCAGATCGGTTCAGGCTCGGACTGGGTTGTTCACGCCTCGAACGGTACTAAGACCGCTTCAGGTGACTATGCAGCGAATGACTCGGCGGGTGGCAACTTTGGTTCCGCTAATGGATCGTGGTCGCTTGGTCTGACGCGCATCTACGACATCCCAGATACTCCAACGAGTGTGGCTGGTAGCTATGTGGATGATACGAACGTGTCGGTTAGCTGGTCGCGTCCTGCTGTCACGAACGACGCACCGAACACGAGCCAAATTCGTAAGCAGATCAACGGTGGTAGCTGGATAGAACTATCTCCTATCTCAGCTACGACCACAGTGGTAACAGCCGCCAGCCCGAACTCTAAGCGCATCTTTCAGGTGCGGGAAACGAACAGCGCGGGGACTTCGAGTTGGTCATCCTCATCCGCCGCTGTTTACACCACTCCGACGGCACCTACTGACCTGTCAGCGACGAAAGATGCGTCGCTGGACATCAACCTCGTGTTCACTCCAAATGTGAACTTCACGGAGCACCAGCATGTTGTTGAGCACGGTACGGTCACTGGCGAAGTTACGACGTGGGATGGAACTGAGCTAGCGACGATCGTTTCTGGAACGTCGACGTACAAGCATGTGGCGCCGGATCCGGGGAGCACGCACGTTTACCGAGTGTTCGCCAAGAACCTAGATGCGGGAGTTTTGACCTCTGCGAAGGTGACGTCGAACACGGTTCAACTGCTGGTTGCACCGAATAAGCCGACGATCCCCACGTTGGCGGCGTTCGTGGACAAGGCTAAAGACTTCAGCCCTACGTGGGTGCATAACCCGGTCGACACGACAGCGCAGACAGCGTACGAGTTTGGTTACTCCACGAACGGCGGCGCGGCATGGTCGTCGACAGGGAAGCTTGTTTCAAGCGCCTCGACTAAGACGTTCGTGGCGTCGACGTATGCCGCGGATGTGGCTCTGACGGTTCGTGTTCGGACGTGGGGCCAAGCGACGACGGGCGGCTCTGACGGTACTGGCGCATCGCCGTGGTCGGATCAGGCGACGGTTACGTTCAAGACTCGCCCGGTGGTTACGATCACTGGGCCGGCTGATCTGAGCACGTACGCGAAGGCTGAACTGACGGTCAATCTTGGTTTCTCTCAGGCGGAAGCTGCCACGTTCGTTAGTGCGACGATCAAGCTTTACGACGGTGCTTCGGCGCTGCTGGAAACTCTCGTCTCCACTACTCGCGCCGCGACGGTGATGGACACGGCCGTAGCTAACGGTTCGTCGTACACGGCCAAGGTGACGGTGCGTGACTCGAATGGTCTTGTGTCGGATGAAGTTGTTTCGGGCTTCAGTGTCGTCTACACGCTCCCGGCTGCGGCTGCAGTGACGGCGACGTACCTGCCAGGCTCCGGTATCGGTCAGCTCGATCTCACGATCGCAGACCCCGGCGCTGGAGAAGTTGCGGCAACACTGGTCACGATCACGCGCACGATCAAGGGCAAGGCTGAGACGGTTCTGCTGGAGTACCCGAAGTCGGCTTCGTTGACGATCCTTGATATGACGCCGACGATCAACGGCACGAACACGTACAAGGTGAAGACGATTTCCGCTGATGGGGCGACGGCGACTACGACGGTGGAGATGGTCACTGCAGAAGACGCATGGGCGTTCTTGTCCTCGGGTTCGGGTTTCTCTGACATCGTGAATTTCCGTGCCGTGCTGAAGGTTGCTTCATCTCCCTCGCGTTCGGTATCTCTGTTTCAGGCGTCCGGTCGGTCGCGGCCGATTGCTTTGTTCGGGGAGTCGGGCAATCTGGAAGTTTCTGGTTCGGCTGACTTGCATCCCGGCCGCGACGAGTACGGCTCGGATCCGGATGAAGTTGAAGAGTTCCTACTCGGGGCCGACATCGTGTGCTATCGGGATCCCACAGGTCGCCGGATATTCGGGCATGTATCGGGTTCGATTGACAGCCCACACGGTAAGCGGAGCTCCTTCAGCTTCGTCGTGCGAGAGACAAGCCGATGAGCGTTCTCGTTCCTGCCGGCGTTATCCAGATCAAGGAACTAACCACAGACGAGATCCTCTACGGGAACCGAACGACCAGTTGGCGGTGGGAAGTCTTCGAGCACGTAGCCAGCGTTGATTCCCTCATCGGCTATCTCGATGGAGTCGTCGACGGTTCAGCTTCGATCGCAGAGCTGCTCTATGCGTCGGTGAAAGGTCGCGGAAACCTGAAGGTACTGGATCTAGATGCTGCCACACCGGGGTTTCTACGGATCAGGGATCTTCCCCTATCGTCGATGCGTTTGCGCCCGGTACAGGTCATTGAAGGGCTCCCTGATATCCATTGGGGAATGTATCTGATCAGTGCTGCTCCTGAAGAGTGGTCTGATACTGGCCGGCTGTTGAAGCTTGAGCTGTTGGACAAGTCGACGGTGCTTGATCAGGATGCTGTGGGGCAGACGTACTCGGTCGACACGTCGGTTAGCATCCTGTCGGCTGTTGCCACAGTGATCGCTTCGGCCGGCGAGACTATCGTGGTAGATGCGGGAGTGACGAGCACGCTCTCTTCCCCGATGGTCTGGCCGACTGGCACGAGCAAGCTCACGATCGTAAATGATCTTCTAGGTGCGCTAAATTACAACTCGCTCCGCGTTGACGGCACCGGCAGTTTCGTGGTTTCGCCCTATGTGGTGCCAGCGCTTCGGTCGCTGACGTATGAACTGCTCAATGTTAAGCGTGAGCTGGTCGATGGTGAGAAGTCGATCTACGACAAGGATTGGGCGCGAGATCAGGATCTCTATGGCGTGCCGAATAAGGTCGTGGCGGTGCAAGTGTCGACGGGTGACGATGAACCGCTGCAGGGCGAGTACACGAACGAAGATCCCGACTCCCCGTTCTCGTACCAGGCTCGCGGTAATCGGTGGATCACGCGCACATTGGACGGCGTAGAGACGCCGGCCGGAACGGATGCTGAAGTGATTGCGTTTCTGGAAGAGAAGGCTCAGCGGTCGTTGATCGCGGCGTCGTCGCCTCAGTCGACGGTGGAGGTCAATTGTTTGCCGATCCCTGTCCGTGCGGGTGACATCGTGCAGTTCCAGAACGTGCCGGCAGACATCAACGAGAAGCACTCCATTACGAACGTCGATCTCGGTGCGTACTCTAGAGGGATGATGAAGTTGAAGCTGACGGAATTGGTGGATCTCTGATGAGTTTCAATTGGGGCACAGTTACAGGTGTGAGCCCGTTGCGGGTGCGACTCGATGGAGATACTTCTGCTGTGCCGGTGACGCCTGATTCGCTGGTTGACCCGTTGACGTTGGCGGTAAATGATCGAGTCCGTGTGGAGCTATCGAACAACCGTCTCATCGTTCATGGAGTTCACAGCGGAGAGTCGTTGATTCCATCGGGCTCAATGATGGACTTTGCGGGAGCCGCCGAACCTTCCGGTTGGTTGCTCTGTGATGGGCGATCGTTGCTCCGCTCCGAGTACGCGGGACTGTTCGCCACGTTGGGCACCGTCTATGGGGCGAACGATTCCACACACTTCAACCTCCCAGATAAACGTGGTCGAGTGTCTGTCGGTCGCGATGTTACTCAAACCGAGTTCGACGTGCTTGGAGAAAAAGGTGGAGCCAAGACGCACGCGCACGGCTTGAGTGGCAGCACGGCTCGTGCGCGACTCGGCATGACGGGATCGGACATTATCTTTGACCGCGTAGCGGAATCGTTCACAGGCACGGTGCGCTTTGCCGCGTCTGGTGGAACGACCAGTGGAGATATGTCGATGCCGTACAAGACGAAACTCGACGGGAACACAGAAAACGGTTCTACGCTTCAGCCGTACATCGCGCTGAACAGCATCATAAAAATCTAGGGGGAAAAAAATGGTAGACACAACGGCACAACACATCGCGGCACGCGACGACAAGGCGCTAACCGCGCGACTCATCGCGGTGGCAGAACAGGCGCAGATTCCGAACCCGGATGGTTTCGTCGCGGCGAACGTTGGGCGGCTGGTATCGACGGAGATCAGCGCATCGACGACACTCACGACCGTTCACGCTTACGCGGCGGGGCAGTACCAGAATGCGGTTGCGGCACTTCCACCCTTGCCGGGACTCGACCCCGGCGCGGTTACGGATGCGCAACTCGCGGCGGCAGTTCAGGCAGTATGGGAACCAGCAGTGTAGCTATTCCTCGAAAATCAGGCTTGAGTCGTAAGATACCTCCATGAGCAATCCAGACGAGGACATCCCAGACTACGGTTCGACGCCCGGTGGCAATGGCGGCGGCAAATGAACGGCTTAGAGCTAACCGAGAAGGCGCTGAAGCTGTGGAATCAGATTCACCCCGGCGAGTCCCTCTACCTCCAGTGCCAGCGCATGAGCTGGTATTTCCAGTGGGCGTATCAGGGCGACGAAAACATTGTGACGTACGGCAAGGCAATCACGGCAGCTCGAGCGTCAACGATGTTCACGAAGAGCGTCAATGATCCGGCGATCAGAGCTGGCGATGAGCTGTTCTGGGACGTGGGTACTGACGGTGACGTGGCGACTTGTGTTGGCCGGTCGGCATCGGGCCGGGTGTTGGTTGCGGCTACCGCGAAGTCTGGCGACACCGTGAAGAGCCTCGGCAATCATGTTGTCATTCGTCATGCTGATACGCAGCCGTGGCCGTTCCTTGGTGCGTCTCGTGCGAATGGCAGGAACAAGCCGAAGTCGGGAATCACTGACTGGCCGGTGCTGAAGCTTGCCGGCAATCAGCGGCGTGTGGCTGAGAACATCCCGGCTAATGGCCGTGTGGGTGCGAGTACGTCGACGGCAGTGATCGCGTCGGTTGCTGGGCTCGACTACGGCACGTTCGATGGTTGGAAGTACGGCGAGTCCATCGGCGGAAACAAGGTATGGTTCCGGGGCGCGTTCTCGGGTGCGTACTTCTGGTCGGGCAGCTTCACTGACACTGGCACGCACGACTTGAAGAGTCTGACCGGAGCGTCGATTCCTGCATCGTCGGGCGGGACTCCAATATCTGAGCTGGACGGCAACCAGCGTCGTGTCGCGGCGGACATCCCCGCGAACGGTCGCGTGGGTGCGAGCACGGCGACGGCAGTTATCGGCTCTGTCGAAGGTAAGGACTTCGGCACGTTCGACGGCTGGATTACTGGCGAGAAGATCTCCGGTAACGATGTCTGGTTCCGTGGTGCTTTCTCGGGCGCCTATTTCTGGTCGGGTAGTTTCACCGATATTGGCACGCACGATCTCACGGATCTGAACAAGGTGGTAGTGCCCCCAGTAGTGGAGCCGACACCGCTCCCTCCAGCTCGCGACCCGAATCTGATACAGCCGAAGGCGGCGGACTTCCCGGCGTGGATTCAGTTCGGGATCAAGCGGAACACGCGCGATAACCGTGCGGCGATCAATGCTGAGGCGCGTGCTTACTATGCCAGCAAGGGCCAGGCTGACGATTACTTCCCGGTGAAGCAGGTTGCGCACTGGTGGGGATCTCCGGATGCCGGCTACTCGCATGATGGTGTAGTGAACACGCTGACGGGCAAGGCCGACTACTCGGTTCACTTCGTCGTATCGGCTGGTCGGGTGACTGAAGTGCAGCCGTTGAATCTGGTGGCGTACACGACGGGCTCGGCTTCGATGCGATCATGGTCGACTGAGAATGACCCGCTGCTCACGGATCTCGTCTACTCGACGTTGGGTTACTTGACGTACCTCGTTGAGCTGCTCAATCCTCGTCTGCGTGCTCAGTCGATCGAGCTTCACAAGAATCAGATCAACGTCTCCACCGGCGCGAAGTTCCAGACTTCGTGCTCGAGCGTTGATGTGGCTCGTGTGCGTGCGATTGCGGAAGGGTTCTTCGACGGGTCGTTGAATCCGGAGACAGGTCAGCCCTTCCCGGTCGAACCGGAACAGCCGGAACAGCCGACAGATCCAACGGGAATGCCCAGTGCTGCAAGCATGAAGGTTCTGTGGGGCGCTATCGCGGCGGCATTGATCTCGATCGGCACCGCGATCTATCAGACGTTCAACTAGCTCACAGCATGGCCTCGGCGTGTCAGATTGGGTGCTGGCACGTCGAGCCGGTGAGACTTGGTTAGTCTCGATAGACGGGAGAGAGTGTGCGTTCACGTACAGAAGTTGAGTCGACTGCTTGGTGTCGACTGCTGCAGCGTACCGTCTGGGATGCGTCGTTTATGGAGAACGATTCGCCGCCACGCTATCGGGGTATCTTCAGAATTGTTCTGCCGGCGACGTACGCTTGGTTTCTGTTCGTGGGCACGTTGGGCACGATCTCCACTGACTACAATTTCGCGTTCGAGGCCGGACTTCGATACGCACACTTCTGGACGCCGATGTTGGCAGTCATATCGATGCTGGCGCTGGTAGGGCTCATATTCCGGCTGCATTGGTTTGAGCTGCTTGCTACGGCTTTGCTCGTCGTCGGTGTGGCTAGTTTTCCGCTGAGCGCAGCAGGACTCGCGATCTCGGCCGGCAATCTGAACGGGTGGGCTATGGCTGCTGGATTCCCGGCGTTCCTTCTCCTTCCCGGTTGGCGAATGTTTGACCTAGTTACCCTGATACGAAAAAACCGAGGACTACGGATGGTGCCGCATGTTCGATGAGATCATCACTGCCACGGCCGAAACGGACACCCAGATTATTCAGACAGCGATTGGTGCAGTGGGCACCGTTTTAGTAGCCATAACAGTTTTGATTGGCGTCATTGTTCAAGCTCGTAAACCAGAGAAAACAGTTCAGTTATCGACAGGTCGGCCGGAGACTTCGTTGCCCCCTCTAGCTGGCTGGCAGGGGAGCTTGACTGACTTTCTCGAGCTAGTGATCCTCCGACACAATGACTTGGACTTTAGGCACACGCGACTTGAGGCTGAGATGGAAGAAGACCGGCGTAGTCGTGAGATCTTCCAAGGTGCCGTGCGTCGTTACCTCGAATCGTTGTCTGTTCGGTGGCCAGGCCCGGATCCTATGCCGTGGCCGCACGATGACGATTTCGACATCCTAGAGTTGAACCAGACGCTCCCCCCGTCGTGGGTTAGTGAGCGGAAAAGCCGGAAGCGAGAGTAGAATCTCGCCCGAAGAAGGAGCAAGTCATGGCGTTTGGAAAGTCGAAGCGTAAGAGTGCGGCAGCGAAAGCGGATGCCGCAACTAAAGTCGTTCCCGCTGAACGGCCTGTAGTCGCCTCTGAAGGCGTCGAGTCATCCCCTAACACCCAGACGACGGCTAAGGCTGTCTCCGGGGCACAGGTGAAGGCTCCGGCTGTTGTTAGTGAGTCTGATACCAGCGAGTTCGTGTACCTCGAGCAAGGTGATAGCGGTTCCGATGTGGAGCGGCTGCAGAATGCCTTGCGAGCGAAGGGCTTTCGTCTGAAGGTGGACGGTCAGTTCTCTCTCACAATGAAGCAAGCTCTGATCCAGCATCAGGGGAATCTCGGGATCGCTCGTACTGGTGCTGCTGACGCGGCGACGTGGGCGGCTCTCACGACGGAAGGCAACAAATGATGATTATCAATGAAGTCATCGCTGCGGTGGCGGCGGCTGACGAGCAGACGATCTCTGCTGTCGCGATCGGCACAGGCATCGCGGGTCTGATCTCTCCACTACTCACGGCGCTGCTCAATCAGCCGGCGTTCACCAGCCAGACACGGCTCATGGTGGCGACGGGAGTTTCGGTAGTGCTCGGAGTGCTCGCTGTCTTCGTGACTGGAGGATTCGAGGGCGGCATCGCTGCTGCCGGCGCTCAGATCCTTGCGGTCGTTGGTGTCAGCCAGACGCTCTATGCGTTGATCCTGAAGCCGACTGGTTTGGGTGATGCGATCACAAATGTCGTGACGATCCCCGCTCTTGAAGCTCGTGTCGTGGCGAAGCGAGAAGCTGGCGCTGGATCGACCGGCTAACTGCTACGATAGAACCCTGCCCGTCTCCACCGTTCCGGAGGCGGGCAGTCTTCGTTTCTGGCAAGAATTACAGGCAGCTAATCTAGCGCCACATCTTGCGCAAGCGCTCCCGGTGTATTACCTTGGTATTACGACCTCAACTACACCGGATGAGGCGGAAGGGAACGGACACATGAAGCATTCGGTAGCGCCAAACGGCAACGTACATCTTGATCTTGAGGGCGAGATGCTCGACCTCGACAAGTGGGCGAAGATCGTGGTCAACGACTACAGCACCCTTGATCTCCCAGACGGAGCCGAAGAGGGCGACGACTCGAAAACGTTTGCGTTCGAGAGTTTCTCGAAGATCTGGCTCGGAGTTCACGACTGCACGATTCGCGGCACTGAGATCGTCAAGGAGTTCGGGATCTCCGGTTGGGGGCCGACTTCATGGGGACGAAAGGATTGGGGCCGGCCGCTCGAGCGTGGCCCGTATGCGTCGGCTTTCGGGCTCGGCACGATGATCTCGGCTACTCCGATGCCCAGCAAGATCATCCACATCGTGACCGAGGGCCAGCAAGTGAAAATGGCCGGTTGCATGTTTGTAGCTCACATCTCCAAGAGCACCACGGCCGACATGCTTTCGTTCGAGCCGTTGGATAGCGATGACTGAGTTGACTGGCGGCGCTCGAGAGGGCGCCGCTCCCGGCTCGGGAGATGAAGAGCCAGGCGACGAAGAGTTGGATGCCGGCGAGTATGAGCTGAAGCATGGGCACCCTCGCGGCGCTGATTCTGATACGGCTCCGGGCGGTCACGATTGGCGCGAAGAGCTTTGGGATCAGATCGACTCGGAGAATCCCCGGTAAATTCCTGCAAGAAATATAGCCCTATATCTTGTGGCCCGGAGCAAGCCGTATTACTATGGGTATATAGCAACAAACACTCCAACAAGTTAGGAACGGCGAGATGACGAAGACAGCGGAAACTCAGTTCGAGCAGATGGTTAGCGATTACCAGAGCGCAGAACGGATCTACTCGAACAACCAGCTCGGCCTTCTCACAGACCGGGCGATGATCCGGATGGAGAAGTTGGTCGATAAGGCTGAGCGTCTCGGCTTCGTCGAACGCTTCGTCGAAGTGCTCACCAAGTAACCCTCAACAGATTGGGCTTCGGCCCGGAACGGAACGGAATCATGGGAAACAGAAAGTCGACAGATGCGCGCCGGATTGCGCACGAGAACAAGATGCGTGAGCGTGCTCGGTCAGATGCTCGGAAGCAACAGCGCACCGCGAAGCAGTTTGCTCGGACGGTGACATCATGAGCGCCAACATGGAAGACTTCGAGCACTTCCACGCAATGCTCACGGCGGCGATTTCGTATCGCGATCAAGTTCGTTGGGCGGTTGATGACAGCGACGAAGCAAGAGCTGAACTCGATGATCCCGCTTCTGGTTTGGTGGACTTCCGATTCGGAGGGCTCATTCGGACATTGACGAAAGAGTCCGCCTCAAGGGTCGGCCAGATTCTTGTATCCCAGAACCTCGCCTCAGTAAACGCTCGCTACAGCGAGGAAGAGACAGTCTCTCAATACGTTTACAAGCGCTCGCTGCGACCTTGGGGCGATTACCCGGTCGAGATCCTCAAGGCGATCCACGGTTACGAATATCAAGCGTGCGAGACGCGAGACTTTCCGGAGACGGAAGCGTACCGGATCTGCCGCGCGATCGAGAAGGCGATGATCGGTCGGCTCCCCGGTTATTCGGAGAGTGAAGCGTGGTCGATCAACCGCTCGACGTTGACTGAGTTTGACCGTCGCTCGAAGACTCTCCGCGAGAAGCGTGACCGCGAAGAGGCTGAGAAGGCTGCTCGCAAAGAGGCGGCGCAGCGATGAGCGAGAAAGAGAATGTCACTCCAGTAGAGACGGAACTCGAGCCGGGCGGAAAGTTCACGGTCGCGCATTTCAACGGCACGACTCAGCTCTGGCATGTGGAGATGGACTGGGACAAGATCTGGACGACAGACGAGTCCCTCGCCGGCGAACTTGCCGAAGGATATAAGCGAGAGGGCTTCCCGGCTGAAGTGCTCGAAGCTAAGAAACTTGTTGTCGGCCGGCTGCTATTCAGTGGCTTGGTTTTGATCGAAGATGAACCGGAGGTAAAGCTGTGAAGAAACGAATTGACTCTAGCCAATATGATGCGCTGTGTACTGTGATCGACGAGATCAAGACGGCGGATCGGTCGTTGGATACCGACGAGTATGCAGGGAAGCTGCTCGAAGCTATCGGCGGCGCTGACGTTCGACAGAGCGTGCCAGGCTTGCCGACTCAGGAGCAGTACGCGGCATTTGGTCGGCTTGCTGCAGCGACTATGGCGACGACGGAAGAGTGGGACTCGGATGTTTTGCAGTTTCTTTCAGACGACTCGCTCACCGTCCTCGGTCAGTCCGTTGGCGATATGGAAGGAGCCGCGTTAGCTCGTTGGCTTCTCCTAACCCCTCTACTCGGCATTGAGCCCACAGAGAGCCAGCTAGAGCTTCTGCAGGAATGTGTGGAGTGCGGCCGTGAAGATATGGTGCAACCCGGTTTCTGCTCGCGTCACTTCCCGAAGGGTGCGTGGATCTAATGGCTACGATGACGCAAGTAGGCACTGAGCTGGAGCGGCTGCGCACATCTCTTCGAGCACACGACAGGTCGGGCACGTATCCGAAGACGTTGACGATTGAACGGATCTCGACACCGGAGAACCCGGCGCCACCTTGGACGTTGAAGTTCGGTGATGGTGAGAGTATTGATCTCGGGCTCACGAAGGGCTTGGTGCTCGACACGTTGAGAACGTTGCGTGCGGGAGCTGATTTGGCTACTCGAGCTACCATCGTGGCTGAGAACTTGAAGGGCTCGGACAATGGGTAGTGGATTCTACGGATTTCGGCTGAACGGAGAGGTCAAGGCGATCAGCGTCCTCTTCGGTGCTGAGCCGACTGCTCTCGGTCGACGAGTTCTGACCTACGCGAGTGAGATGAACCCGGCAGTGACACGTCCGCTGGTTGAGCGTCTCAAGATGTTCGATGCCGACGAGCGTGTCGGCCGCGATGCAGATTACTTCCCGAACATGAACCCGCGAGATCTTTGGGAGCACGTATTCTCGACGCGGTTCACCTCGCTCTCATCTCCCCTGTCTCTCGGCGCTGCGCCAGATGCCACGGTTTACGGTGATGCGGCGTTCGGCTACCTCATCGACTTCGACGACAGTAGCGGCGTAGTGCTGGAGGTTTATCGCCGGCCGCGATTAGGTCAGCAGGTCGATCCGGCGAAGCAGGTTTGCGATTGCGAGAAGGTCGTGAGCTACTGGCTCAATCACTTGCCGACACTCGATCAGTTCCTAGAAGCGATCAACGAGAGCGGACGGTGATACGGCCGCAACGCCAGAGCGTACGGTTCTGGCCGGCAGCTTGTGGTAAGGGGTAGACTCTCGCCCATGAGCGCAGACAATTGGGGTAAGCCAGAGCACAAGTTCTTTGCGAAACGATTTATCCGGAAGGTCAGATACGGCGGCGTTGAGATTGAAGTTCACGCGAACGTCGTTGAGATCTTCACGGAGTTTCTGCGAATGATGTCGAGTGCGTATATCGAGATCCCGTCGTCAATGGCTGGCTGGCGTGCGTCTGTTGTTGATCAAGAAGCGCTCGGCCTGTCTGTCTGGATCCCACTCACGCGGCCGTGGCCAGAGTCACTGATCGAGGAAGCCAAGGAGCTCCAGCTCACGGTTCACACGGACACGAGCGAGGTTGCGTTCACCGGCACACTGGAAGAAGCGGATGCGATCACCCGCAAGCTGGTCGAAGGTCGCACGACTGAGATGGACAAGATCGAGAACTCGCTAGTCGAAGTCACTCGGCCAGGCACGCGCGCGATCGGTGAAGGCTCGAGCGGCCCGGACGTGATGTTCTTGCAGCTCTTCATGAACGATGAGTCGGATGACGGCGTGTGGGGCAAGTCGCTCACTGAGAAGATCCTCTACTTCCAGAAGATGCGCAACTTGCAGGAGTCTGGTTTCGCGGATCAGGCGACGTGGCTGTCGATGTTCCCGCAACGCACAGTCTCTCAGTCACCCGGCGACGGTGGCATGTGGGTACGGATGATTCAGGCGCTCTTGGTGTCTCTCGATTACTCCAGTAACCCGGTGACATCTCAGTACGGCGTGCGAACGGTTCGTGATGTGCGCGCGCTTCAGGAAGCGAATGGCTTGCGAGTCAATGGCTTCATTAGAGGGCCAGAGTGGGGCGTGCTCGTACATCGCCCGGTTGACGGCTTTCCCCTAGACTGAAAAACACCCTCCGCATTAGCGTGCGAAGGGTGCTCTGGTTGCTGTGACAAAGCAACCGATAACAGAATGGCGACCCGGTAGACAGCATAGGCGAAACCAGTGCTCATCGCACCACAGTTTGCCTGTAGCGGGTTTACCCGGCTCGACCATCACCTAATACCTCGGAACGATTTGAGGCGCTAGACGGGTCGCAGAGCCCGGAACGGAGAAGGTATGCCAGTCCGAAAAGATTATCCAGATCCCCTAAGTGGTTGGGCGAAACTACGGAACCTGTGGGCACGAGATCCCTCGATTGACTGGGGAGCGCTCGGCTTGCTCACCTACTTGACCAGTCATCGCGACGAGTTCGAGGTTCGGCTCGACGTAATTTACCGGGCTCGAGCATCGAAGCGGCACAAGATCGACCGCTGGTTAGCAGAGCTGGAGCAGCATGGGTATCTCAGACGTGAAACGAAGCGCGTCAACGGCGTTGTGGTTGGCACTGTGTGGCATCTGCTCGACCCGTACGCGGATGACCCTGATGTTGCCTAGCAGCATTAGTGAACCTGTGGATAACTCTGTGGGTAATCGCGTTCACCGGGTGAGCCTAATGCTGAAAACCTAATGTTGATCACCAGCACCTATAAGAAGACCAACTTTAAGAAGACTAGAAACTTAATAGGGCAGATCAGTCTTGGTTCCACACGAGAGCAACCTGTGGATAACTTCAGATCTCACCGGAGTATTTGGCTATTGGCTAATTGCCTCTACCGGCTCAAGTCGCTCCGTGATACCGTAGTGATATGACTACTAAAGAGAAGCCAGATGTGGCTAACACAGAAGAGCGAGTTCGGAAGAAGGCTCGGATCGTTGAATCGTTCGCGCGATCCGTTACCGAAGTCGCTGAAGCAGAACGTTCGCTCGAGAAGGCTCGGGCTCGGCGGAAGACACTCGTTGATTTGGCGCTGTCTGACTCGGAGACGGGACTAAACCTGTTCAGCTATGACGAGGTTGCGGCTCACACTCAGTTGAGTCGTGGCGCTGTCTACAAGCTGCGTCGTGATGGTTTCAAGTCGAAGCCGTTGAACGAGCAGCGCGCGGAGGCGGCTGACAAGTGACCGGACGACCAACGATTTCGTACACGGCGGTTCGTGGTTCGAGAGAGGCTACTGATCTCTTCAACTATGAGCGTCTCGGCCGGGAGCTCCCCTGTGAGAATCCTGTCGAGCACATGCTGAGTGCGGATGATTGGTTCGATGACACGGAGAACAACCACAGAGCTGCTGGAGTGTGCGTGACGAAGTGCCCACTCGTTGATCTTTGTTTGGCAGTGGCTCTCGAGCGGCAGGAAAATTTGGGCGTGTGGGGCGGTAAGACTGCTACCCAGCGGCGTTCATATCGACGGGCTTCCAGTCGGAGGCGCGTTATCGAAGAGAAAATGGCTAGTCGCTAAGCGCTAGTCGGAACGGAGTACCAATTGGGAACGGAAACAGAAACTCCACTTCGGATTCACCGGCTTCAGGCTGAGAATGTGAAGCGGATCAAGGTGATCGACATCACGCCGGATGGTGAAGTGATCAAGCTCACCGGGAAGAATAAGCAGGGCAAGACTTCTACCCTCGATTCGATCTGGTTGGGTATCGGCGGTGGCAAGGCTAAGCGTGATACTGCGGTGACGAATCCGATTCGGCATGGTGAGACGCAAGCGTCGGTCATGATTGATCTCGGAGATCTCACAGTCACCCGGAAGTGGGAGCTGGGCGAGGACGGCGAGACGACGACTGAACTGTTCTTAGCGAATAAGGATGGTGTGCCACGGCGGTCGCCTCAAGCGGCTCTGGATGCGCTGATCAATCACGCGGGTTTCGATCCGTTGAGCTTCACGCGACTCGACGACAAGAGCCAGGTCGCGGCGTTGCTGGAGTTGGTGGATCTCCCGTTTGATCCGATTGAGTTCGATGAGAAGACGAAGGACATCGAGGCTCAGCGCACGGTGTTCGATCGCGGCTTGAAGGAGTTGAAGGCTCAGGTGGCGGCGATGCCGCGTTATCCGAACGCTCCAGCAGAGCGTGTGGAGTCGACGCTGTTGCTCGACGAGATCCGTAATCTCCAGACGACGCAGACCGCGCGCGCTGAGAAGCAGGGTGAGTACGAGCGTGCGCAGGATGCAAAGTCTGCGGCGGAGTGGCGAGTGAGCCAGCTCGAGGCGCAGTTGGAATCAGCTCGTGGCGATGCGACTCGTGCCGGCGTTTCTCTGGAGGCGGCGAAGAAGGAGTACGAGGGCTTGCCGGATTCCACGGCGATGATCGCTGAGCTTCAGGAGTCGCTTGCGACTGCCGGCGAGACGAACAGTGAGATCGAAGCGAACGAACGGTTCGAGCACGCGACGAAGGATCTGTTGGCGAAGACGGCGGAGTCTGAGGGTCGCACGACGACGATTGAGGCACGCCGGCAGGAGAAGCGAGATGCGCTCGCGGCGGCGAAGTTCCCGGTCGATGGTTTGAGTTTCGAGGACGGCGTGGTGATGTACGACGGTCAGCCGTTCGCGCAAGCTTCGGCGGCGGAGCAGACGCAGATCTCTATGGCGTTGGTCATGGCTGGCAATCCGACTCTTCGGGTCATCACAATTCGGGATGCGTCACTGCTCGATAGCGAGAGCATGAAGATCATCACGGATATGGCGGCTGAGCATGGCTTCCAGATTTGGCTCGAGATCGTCGACGAGTCCGGCGAGGTGGGCGTGGTAATCGAGGACGGCAGCAATGTCCGGTAGCTGCACGGATTAGCCGGCACCTAACTGCTTGCGGCGTCGACCATTCCCCCGGTCGGCGCCGTTAGTTATTTCTAGGCCAAACACTTGCGGCCCGGAGCAAGCTGTATTACCTTGGTATTACAAGAACAATTCTTCTACCAGTTAGGAACGGCATCATGGCTGCAACATTTGACATCATCCAGACGAGCATCGACTTCCCTTCGATGGTTGTAGCTCACGACCTGAACGAAGCTGAAGCTAACGAGCGGTTGGCAGTGTTGGATCGCGAGTTGACCAGAGGCGAGTTTTTCGGCCACTCAGTCAAGATCATCCCGGCTATCTACGAAGACGGCTACGAGATGGACGACGATGAGTACGAAGCTTCGATGACCCTGCCAGCCCAGACTCGCTAACTCAATTCAGATTGGGCTTCGGCCCGGAACGGAACGACATCATGGCAATGCACGCAAGAGTTCAGACCATGCTCGGCGGATTGGCCGGCAACGATACCCCGGAGCGCCGTCAGCGAGTTTTGCGCGATGCTCACACCCGCTGCAATATCCTCGGCGGTCGCCTCTCGCAGCGAGTCGCTGAGACAGTCTTCGACCTGAACAACAACATCCGCAACGAGCGTGAAGCGGACGAGCTGTACGGCGAGCGCGCGATGCGCGAAGATCTCGAGCGTCAGAATTCCCAGCACTGGGCGACATCCAACTAATCCACTCCGAACAGTTAGGAACAACATCATGGGCACCTTGACCACAGAAGAACCGGCAGTAATCCGGAAGCGCCAGTTGGCGCGCATCCCGTATTTGACGGAGCGCTTGTACGAGATCTTTCCCGACTCCGACGTGATCGTCGTTGAGTTCCACCCCCTCGGAGCTGAAGACTTCCCCGGTCACGAGGGCGTATTCAAGTTCGTGATCTCGGAGGCCGGCGTGAGCCACTCATATTGCGAGGACGGCCGCGAGTACAACACCGACATTCTCGGCTCGGTAGTCGGGCAGCATCTCGAGACTTTTGACCTCTCCCACGTCAACCCTTGGAAGGCATCATGAACATCATTGTGAACCGATACCGCGACATCGCGGAGCGTGCGCAGAAAGTGATCAAGCGGGACGGCTGGACGCAGCGAGGGATGGTGAGATCTGAAGGTTTCTCTCTCCACGGTGCTGTGCGTGACGTGGCCACGGATCGCGTCGATGGGCTCGTTGTCATGGCGATGCTCGAGTGGCTCGGTTTCGATAGCGATTGGCACCAGTCGTTGAAGCGCGGCAAGCCGGAAGTGTTGAGGGCGCTCGATACAGATTTCAACTTCGAGCTAGTGCAAGCCGCGATCGGGCCGCAAGCGGTCGATCTGGTCGACATCATGAAGCTCGCGATGAATCTGTCGGAGTCAGAGATTGAAGCGTTGGCGATTGCGCGGCACTGCCAGTTGATCGACATCTCGGAAGAGTGGCGGAGGCGCGAGAGTCGCATTTCGGCTCAGCTCCACGCGATTAGCTCGGTCGATTACTCGGAGCCCCGGCGCAAGTCGCTCTATACGCTCCGTGTGGCCGCTATCCGGTCGACGGAATACATTTCCACCCCGGACGCAAGTGACGCCGTGCAGGACGCGATGCTGGCCGTAGCGACCAGAGATCTCATTGGCCTCGAAGATTATGCGCAGGAAGATTACGATTTCTTGATGGAGTCGTGGTGGGCATTGTTCCCTGAGAAGGTGACGGCATGAGCGCCGCTGAAGAGCGAGTCGAGTTCGTGACTGACCAGCGCAACTTGACGGACGACGAGCTGATCAAGAAGATCAGGTTCACGACGGACATCCACGAGAAGGCGGTTCTGTTCCCGTTCATGCAGGATTACGCGAAGCAGTTGCGCGGCACGTTGAAGGTGCTCGACGAGATCCGCGAGGAACGTGGCCTCGAGTGGCCGGAAGGAGTACGGCGATGAAAGAGATCACGCTGGAATGGCTGGCCGGGATGCTTGCCGAAGCGTTGCAAGCTCGCGGCGTTGACACGACAGCCGCACAAGAGCTGGCTGACCTGCAAGAGTGGCTGGAGAACAAGAATGCTGAGATAGCGGCAACGTTGAAAGATCTCGCAGAGGCCACTTTCGCGGCGGCAGATGGTGACTCGAATGATGCGGAGATCGAGTCTCTGCAGGAGTTCCGCGATGAGGCTTTGAGCTTGCTGAAGATCGAGGTTGACGATGACTGATTGGTGTCGTTGTGGTCGACCGATGGGCTACCACCAGAAGAGCTGTCAGGTTGTGCGGTTGATGTGGGATCTCCCGCTGATCGCGCACCTGCCGGGATCTCCACGCAAAGAGTTCCCTGAGATCCTCAAGTTTGTGGAGAAGGCGCGAGATCTGGTAAAGCGCGAATTGATCGTCGACCGATTCCAGATGGACGGTTACGACATCGCGATCCCCGACGATTTGGTAGAGCTTTCGAGCTTCGACGGCCGGCAGAATCGCCGCTGGTTCGAGGGCACTGAGACGGAGATCCTTGAAGAGATCGCTGTGATTTCCCCGGATTACTTGCACAAGATCACGTTGGTGGACTTTCAAGAATCGCTCAGCAAGTCGCGCCAGTTCGTGAAGGATCGCGAGAAGGCGCGGCTGATTGAAGAGAAAGAGGATCGGCGTAAGGGTCTGGAGTCGAGGGCCAAGATCGCGGCTGACAAGGTGTATCACGAGACGTTGGCGAAGTTGAAGGCGGAGGCAAGCTAATGAGTGATTTCGTCCCCTCCGATCATGTTGAAGAAATTGTCGGAGCGAAGCGCGACAATACTCTCCATCTGGCGCGTGCTATTACGGCTGAGCAGCGGGTTTACCTCCTGCACTCGGTTGAGTGCGTGGAAGAGTTCGAGGATCTCCGCGAGTGCGAGTTCAGTCTGTCTCTCGAGAAGGGCATCTACTTTGAGTTGTGGGAAGAGCTGTTCGATGAAGCCGTTGTCGTGACGTTGGGGCATTACGGCGAATTGCATCCGGCACGGCGAGTCAATGACTGAGATGAAGTGGACAGCTTCGGCTTTGGTGACAGCTCTCCGACGTTCGTTGGAAGCTCCACCCTCTAAGCCGTTGGCTGGTCACTTCGTCTCGGAGATCCAAGCGCCAGGCTCGTCGTTACGGCGAGCAGACGCTTTGTGGCTCCCGTTCAATTCGGCATCGCGCGGCACGATCATCGGCTACGAAACGAAG